AGGGGGTAACCGTTAGACTGTAACCCTAAGCTGCTACAGAGGTTACGAGTTATAGTGCCGTTCGGCAGTAAGAAACCTAAGATGCTAGAGGTAGGATCCTAGTTCCACGTACATCTACTGTTCTGTTGTTTGTCTATCATGCTGGTGGGGGAACTAGGATTTAATATACATGGATATGTATATTAATTGCTCCGCTTCTATACAGTCTTCTTGTAGTAGGTTACTTAATGCCCTATTGATTAATACACTTTGCCCTTTGTTTATATAGGGCATTGTGTTGTGTTTACAACACGATGTCCGGTTATTAACTTTACTCTTTTAAATACAGGAGCCTTTCACATGGCTACTAAAATTAATCTTTCAAATCCTACTCAAAAAACTGAAGCTGCTGCGGAGAAGTTTATGGCTTTACCGAAAGGTGATCCAAAGTTCTTTGCGGAAATAGCTAAATCTCTTGCCGGTACAAAGACCGCTAATTGGACTCAGGTTGCAAAGTGGATGTCTACAGAGTACAGGCATCTAGGCCTCCAATACAGGCAAGAGATCCGAATGGATGAGATTGCTGGTGAGTTAGTTCTCGTCTTAGGCACTGGAGTCATCGCCAAAAACGGTGCGTTTGATGATCCCAGCAAATGCAAGCTGGTAGATGTACCTAAGATGTACGTGGAAGATGTATTTGGCGATGGCGATGCCGATGGCGAAACGGATTTTATCATACATCTTAATGATGGAAGTCGTACTTGGAGTAATACACTCTACAACCTAGTACGCTTTGAGAACAAGGAGGGATCGGGTAAGCCTATCGCTCGCAAGATACCTAACTTGATTAATTCAGAGCTGAAAGAATTTTCCAAGGTCTTGCAACGTACCGGATTAGAACTGGCTACGAAGTAAGTCTTCAGAGGGAGTCGGGCGTATGCTCGGCTCCCTTTTTTTGCTTGCTTCGTTAAGACTACTCAGGCTCTCTGTTTCAACCGGAAGCGCAGCGTCCCGGTGCTTAAAATATTTTTCCTTCCTCCTCCCGGTAACCAGCGTTTCTGGTTCAACCAGTAGCAGTTCTTTCTTCGTGTGCTGTGTTTTTGTGGCACACTTCGTTGTGTCTATAAATAGTATCTTTAATGGATTAAAGAAAGAGAGTATGTAATGAGTGCTTTACAAATGAAAGTATCAATCATGGACGGTCAAAGAATCTACCTATCAGCTAATAGCATTTACTTTGATGAATGCAAAGAAGCAGCTGAGAAAGCTAGTCCCAAAGCAATAATCATGTTTAACAAGGGATATAAATCGTTTAACGATAGCGATGTATCTTTTGAAAATGATATTGAAAAGATAAGAACCTTAAAGATGAAGGTAGAAATACTCGAACAAGTAATAAGACACGAGATTGGAAACATAATTATAAATAATGAGTAGTTAATTATTGATTATTGTTCCGTGTACGGTAGAATTTATGAGGAAATAGTAATGAAGTTACGACAATGGATTGAAGTATGTGACAACAGGATGTGCCAACTACAGGAAAGAGTTGAACATCTAGAAAATATTATTAAAGAAAACAGCTTGTCCTTTGAGGAACAACTTAAAGAACATGCTGGTATCTGTAGCGGTGTTGATTACGAATCAATGGCCGAAGAGTTGATAAAGAAAGGAAGAAAGTAGTGGTATTAAAAGCGATCACAAAAAATTGTGACACTTGTGATTCAGAAACTCAAATGGTAGTTGAGAGTGATGATTATCAATCTTGGCAAAACGGTAAGCTAATTCAGGATGCTATGCCGTACCTAACGATTTCACAACGAGAGTTATTGATTAGTGGAATCTGCGGAACCTGTTTCGACAAAATGTTTGGAGGATTTAAATAATGTACACACCACGTACAACTAAAGAGCAGTTCGAGGAAATTTATTCCATGATGTGGAATGGTAATTGGACTTCAGCTGCGCAACGTGCATCAGAATACAGATTCAATGCACAGGAAATACTATATCATCTGGATGAAATGAACGAGGAATTTGGTGAAATAGATCACGAAATCTACGCTAGATGGATGACGCTATTGCAAATGATATGTTCAATCTACTCAGAAACACACTTTGTCTGAACTAAAAAGGAGGGGGATTTTCCTCCTCCTTTTTTTCTCTATACCACATTGGCTGCACGTTTCAACCGTCAGCAGCTCTCTTAAACCATTTGTTTGTGTGGTTTTATCCGTTGTTTTTATGAAAGGAAAATAAATTGGAAAATGTAACTCTTTATAGCAGTGGGTTAGGGGTTGTTATTCCCAAATCCAAATTGCTTGAAATGAATCACACTCTAAACGAAATAGATAGTGGTTCACGATCAAGTAGAAATGGTGCATTGCATGAAATGCAATTCAACGCAATGGTCATTGTTAAAGACCAAGGTGCTGATTTTATAAAGTTTATAGCTAACGATATGAAAGGAAGCTAACCATGACATTCAAAGTCAAGGAAGATATTATCAGCTACATCACTAATAAAAATTTTAAAGCTATGAAAGACAAGGTTATTAAAAAGTACCAAAGCCTAGATGGTTTCATGGCAGATAAAGGGACTGATGCATTATCTAGAGATGATACCAGTGAAGCATTCGCAAGATTAATCTCTGGAGTTGTTAAATACAATCATCAAGAAATGATTGCACATCTAGTAGATAGTGGTGATGAATCATTATTACTTAATGAAGAAATAGGAATTACCGTTGGTGATCTTGTTTACGACATAGGTGTAGCGATTCTACTGGTATTAGAAACTTTAGAAATAGCTATTGGCGGTCAAATAATGGAGGAATGGCATCAAGAATGAAGGACAAACCTAAGTTTGAAGATTGCGATATTCGATTTAAACATACCGACCTTTGGTTTACTAACCCGGAACACGGTATTAAATTATTAGTCACTCACATAGGAGACGAAAAACTTGAAGTAATATCTATAGCTGGCAAGTATGCCGATGATAGTAACAGATTAAAACAAGTGCTTGTGTATCTTGACGACCTTAAAAGGTACGCAATCGAAGGTATTAATCTAGAATTTTTAACTCCCTATCTCAGTGATGCTGATAGGGAATGGCTTAAATCTGGAAAGGATTTCGATTACATATTTAATCGGGAGCAACCAGAATTTTCTAATTTAGAAAGGGATTCACATGAGTAGTGAAGCAACAAAAGTAGATTATAGTTCTTTAGTAACTGCAATTAAAAATGAAGATATCAATAAAAAAGGAGAGGTTTATACAGCTGAAAATACTATTGAAGTATTGATGGATCCAGATAGAACTTGGTACGTAAGTACCAATGAACAGGAACTTGATGATATATTCTTCAAGTTAATTGAGGATCTTGGATGCAGTATCGAAGACGGTAGAAAAATTAAGGAATCAGAACGTAGAGTATGGCACCGTTATAGAATCGGAATGCGTACTTTAAATTCCTATGTTTGTCCCGTTGGGCCTGAGCAATTCATGAAGAATGCTACTCCAATATCTTTTGAGTTTCAGGGTACTAACATCGTAGCTACACCTATTGATTTCCAACCTACGGATATAACTAAGAGACGTAAAGGTTGGGATACTGAACAGCCTTATTCCTTTGGATATACAATTAATGATCCGAAGAATTCACGTTGGGGATGGCCAGTAGTAGTAGAGTTACCAGATGGTACTCAGATTGAAGCTAGATTCAATGGTAGTATTTCCCTCAAGGGTGCAGGTAAGGCTCGTCTTGCTCAACCGTTGAAGGATGCTGTATCTCCTCCTGATGCTAAGGTGCAAGCTCAGAAAGATCTGGGTAACTCACCATTCTAAGAACCTTATACCTCCGGTTACTAATCTAGTAGCCGGAGGTTTCTTTTTTTAAGGTAATCAATCATGAATACTATTCGAGAATCTGGTGATATGCTACCCGAAGATGAAGCCGATAAGATCCTAGCTTGTAATATTAAATATGGCAGTTGGATTTTATATGGAACTTTAATTGAAGACTTAAGAGAAACCGTAGTATTTATTGGAGACTACGATACGAAGCAGGAAGCGGAGCAATACTGCAAGGATATCGGAGAAGTGACTAATAAATACAGTGAGTTTCTATTAGTAACACCGATAGGTGAAAGACAATATCTATAACGACATAAAAATATATTATGATCCGGGTAACCCAGAGGGTGACCGGAACGTAATATATTTTTTTGTTAGCCTAGTTGAGAAAGTCCCAAGGTGTTTCAACCGTAAGCAACGCGCCATTTAAAAAGGTGGTGGTCTGCTACAAGGTGGGTCAACCGGAAGCGGTTCGTATTTGTTTGCACTGTAGGGTACATCATCTCTCTCTCTTAATCTCTCCCCCCTCACGAAGTGAGGGGAGAGATTAAGAGAGAGAGATGAGTTGTAACGACCATCGGTTGGTTATGTATTAGTAATTTTTTTTGTTATTTCTGTTTTAACTACTTGATATTACTTCCGTGTACGGTAACATTATGTAATGTGTTTTGGAAAATTTTTCCAAAAGTTGTACAGGGGTATCACACTAGTTGCGTTGATAAGGAGGATTCAAATGGAAACCGTAGGCAATATAGCCAGCTGGACTAGCAAGCGTACCGATAGAAAAGAGATTGTTAAATCAGTCCTAAAGAAGCCAATGCTAGGGCAAAGTTTCTTAGTTCCATCGCCCATCTATTATGCCAACCTAGAGTATTGTCTAAACAAGGCTGGGTCAGAAGCAGCTAAAAGATTTTTAGGGAGAGGGTCAAAGATCAAATGCGAAAGGAAGTGGGTGGACAGGGATCCATTCACTAGGAACTGGGATGTATATAGACACACAAAGAATCGTGATGATATCAATCACCGAGAGTATTTATGTTCTGCAAAAATACATGGCAATGATCCTGAGCTAGTCAGTGTGTACTGGGACTCACCAGAGGGCATCCGTATTGAAGAAAAGATAAAAAACTTAACACAGGATCAAATAGATTCAATACCACATCATTACCTGATGGTGCTTATCGACACATGGAACGATAACAAACACACGTTAAGTGGTGGGGATATAACAACGATGTTCAAGGATGTGCTTGCCAACATGGAAGGCGTGTTCCCCATTAAGAGTGGTGGTTCAATGTATTGGCTACCACCGGAGCAGAAGCAGCGATGGCTGGACATACAGGATGCGATGAAAGATATCATACCCGTTCAGCTATTCTCTCAGGCTGGTGATTCAACCACACTAGATAGCTTGTTTATAGCACTAGAGGAGGAACTTGAGGATGATATTAAATACCTTGAGGAGATAGTAAATGAAAATGATCTTAGTGAGCACGCATTGAAAAAGCGTAGGAGTAAATCTGAAAAACTACACGCGATGGTTAGTGGGTACAAAGGTGTACTCGGTAACAGACTGGACGGTATTGTTCAGCGGCTTAGCCAAGCAGAGAATGTTTCTTTGCAAGCCGGATCAAGTGCAGCGGCAATCATTGAAGACGACGAAATCTTTAGTGACTTGCCATTCTAACTGAAGGAGGAAATTTAAATGTTAGATTCAAAAGTATCTGAATATGTAGGTGGTGAGCTTAAGGTGAACCAAGCCTATATTATTTGTGGGCAAGCTGGTGTTACACCTCTTGCATATGGCAGCTTTGGTGTTGGAAAGTCAGCAACAACTAAGGCTATAGCAGAAGCAGCGGGAAGATATTTTTACCCGATGTATCTAGGTCAGCAAATACCCGAAGACTTAGGTGGATTCCCCGTGCCAACTACAGTTGAATACGATGGTACTGAACATCGTATTGTTAAGCGGCTCATGGATGAGGGTATATTATTGTGCAAGCTACAACCGTCAGTGTTGTTTCTTGATGAACTTACCTGTGCCACTCCAGCTGTACAAGCAGCGGCATTGCAGTGGGTGCTAGAAGATGTCCCTAATTGCTGGAAGTTTGCAGCAGCTAACCCATCTAACATTGCAACCAATGGTTCTCCACTAGAGCCTGCAATGATTAACCGCATGTGTGTTATGGAATGGGAACCTGATATTGAATCATGGGCAGAAGGAATGACTAATGGCAATGCCAGTGAGTTCCCTGTGCCTTACATGCCAATACTTCCAGCAGACTGGGAAGAAGGTGTAGGTCACTACGCAGCACAAGCTGTTAAGTTTGTAACAGATACTAATCATGTGTTGGCTAGACCGGAGCTGTTAAATAAGACACCATCCGATGATGCCAGTGAGCTACCATTCCCAACTCAACGATCATGGACTAATGCAGTTCGATTGCTGGGTGCAGCGGATAGTGTTGGTGCTGATGAGCATACACGGAGAACTCTAGTAGTTGGATGCTTAGGTGATGATGCTGGTCAAATGTTCTTGGACTTCATGAAGCATGAAGAATACAAGACACCAGAAGAAATACTGGCTGACCCGTATGATGTTCGTGTCCCCAAGTCCTGTCACCTAGCAATATGCTACATCGGTAGTGTGCTTCGTCGTGTGAGAGAGGATCTAACACCAACCCGGTGGGAGAATCTAAGAATATTTTTAGCATCATGCCACAAGCAAAACCCTGACGTAGCACAAGCATTCAAGGGTAAAGCGTGGAAGATTAAGCCAGTAGGACACCAGCCTGAGTACAACCAATACTTTGCTGATATGGAATCTGAGCGATCTGACTTGCCAATATAAGGAGGGGTTATCAATGAGTGAGTTACAGCAATTGACAGCGGGAATATCTCAAGATATAATTACTTCCGCTACCGAAAATGCCCCACCAGTTTTGGGTAGGGCTAAAAGATCTTTGTGTTATGTCTGGCCGTTTGCCAGAGATGCAATCATGAGCATGAAGTGTATTCGCATTCATGGTTTAGGGACTATAACAGCGGATAAACATTGGAACATTTACTATGATCCAGAGTTTCTCCTATATCAAAGTCTTGAAGGTGTAACAACCGAACTGATGCGGATACTGGTACACCTATTCAACAGACATCCAAGCAGGGCAGCGTTACTTCTAGGGGATTTACCCAATGAGTATCAAACAACTTGCATGGCACGATCCGCAACAGCCGTTGCTAATGAATTGTTAGTAGACGAAAGGGGTGAATGTGGATGGGAGAAGCGTAGTAAGTTCGGGTATGAAGAAGAATCATACCTAAGGGTTAGAGATTTAGTTCGTGGCGAGGGTGATACCAAGTTCACGATAGAATCTCTTTACAGAAAAATTTATACACCACCAAACTCAGGAGAATCTAATGGCAGAGAACAAGAAACCAACGGGCAGGATCGCTCAGGCGACACTGACGAAAATACACGAAGTAGAACAAGGGCTTACCGAGAAGGTGGTAGAAATACAGACTACGGTGAGCAACCTAACGAACCTGAAGGAGAAGTCGGAAGGGATACAGGACAGGGTGGCGAGGCTGGAGGGAGCCATAGCAACACTGAACGACCAGACCATGAAGGTACACAGCGGGATGGAGAACGCACTTCAGGTAATGGACACCCAAATGAATCAAGTCAGGGAGGCAATAGGGGCAATGGCTCAGATGCTGGACAGTTCGGGCGTAACTCAGATGGCGAACTCCAATGGAATGGAGAACCCCCAGTAGCTGGATCATGCTCTCATGGTGTTCCACAACCTTGGGAGATGGCACCACCACAGGACTCCGGCATTGGATTAACTGATGAGGAGATCACTTCGATACTCCATTCAGTTGCATCTAAAGTTCAGACCTGTGATATCGGTGATACCTCTAGGAACTGGCAAGGCTTAGCGAATAATATTCGTAGGGTCAAGCAGGATCCCAAGAGGGTGATAATGAAACAGGTAAAGCAAAGGGTAGAAGATGTATACGGAATGGGCGACCGATCTTACCGAAGACCTAATAGGAGATTTTCACAGTCACCATTCGTTATGGGCAGTAACGTGGAGAGCATCCCACGGATTACCATATGTCTAGACACCTCTGGTTCTATGGGTGATGAAGATTATGAGCTTTCAATGGGGATCATTAACAAGATCATCAGCTCATTCAGATCACGACAAGGTATCAATATAGTTGTCGGTGATACAAAAGCTAAGGCAAGTATCATTGCAGCTAAAAATATTAAAGAGCTTAAGCTAGAAGGTGGGGGAGGCACTGATGTCGGCAACCTACTCAAGGAAGGTTACGAACTGAGCAATAAACCACCACACATTATGCTTGCAATAACTGATGGCCATACACCGTGGCCGTCTGAACGAAGTGAAATTAACTGTCCGGTGGTGGCTGTCATTACTCGTAGTAATGAATACATCTTGGATGATGTGCCAGACTGGATGGAAACTATTGTTTTGGAAGGACAATAATTATGGCTGACTATAATAAAGTCTTGCTAATGGGGAAACTTTCCGATGATGTTGAGCTACGTTATATCAATGGCGATAGAGCTGTAGCAGATATCACACTGTTAGTGGACAGTACCTTCAAGGGTAAGACCACAACAGCTAAGGTTCCTGTTACTCTATGGGCTAGCAATGCACAGATGGCTAACGACTATCTGAGCAAAGGTAGCGAGGTATTTATTGAGGGAACGGTTAAAGAAAATAACTGGGAACGAGATGGTAAGCAATACTCTAAGCTGCAAATTACAGCAAGTAGAGTCGAAGCAATCTCCGGTAAGCAGCAGCATTCAGCTCCTGCGGAACCAGCTTATTCAGCTTCATCTCCTCCTCCTGTGCAGGGAGATGATATATTTTAATTGATATGTGTGTCGGCACTGACTTGTCGAAGCTGGTTCTTCTAGGTTGATTATCAACTCAATCAACAACACCTACCAGCATGTTGAGCCAATGCGTGAGTGGCTTTGTAACCGCGTGTCCTTTCATGTGAAACTCCCGTTGAGTGGATAGCGTTATCCTCCTTTCGTTATTCACTCGGAGTCTGAGAGGGGATAGATGAATTGCTATCCCCTCTCTTTTATTTTTGGAGGCTGTGATGAATGTGAAACCTTGCCCGTTCTGCGGCGAGAGAGACTTGATTTTTTTATCGTATGATTGCGAAGACAATCCATATGTTGTATGCGATGAGTGCGATGCAATGGGATCAACAAAAAAGACTGAGGAAGAAGCAGTAAGAATATGGAACAGTGTCCCACGGTATATGGCTATGCAAGGGTATCAACAGATGACCAGAACAATTCATTTGAAAATCAAAAACAACGAATTGAAGACTATTATAAGTATCAGTCCGAATCGGGAAGTCTGACTGGAACTGTATTTGGTGGGGTGTTTGCCGATGAAGATGTTAGTGGTGGTATCCCATTGTTTGACAGGCCAGCAGGCAGTGAACTCCATCATAGATTGCGCAATGGGGATCACATAGTATCTGTTGCACTGGATAGGTGCTTCCGTGGAGTGATAGATGCACTCCTCACACAGGAAGACCTACTGAATAGAGATATATTTTTACACATCATGTCAGTGGGGATAGACTTTTCATCCCCTATTGGCAGGCTAATGTACACAACCCTAGCTAGCTACGCTGAGTTTGAGAGAGAGATGATAAAGCAGCGAACTAAGATAGGTATGGAAAAGAGAATCAAGGATGGGCTACCTGTTAATCAACATCCGCCTATTGGTTATCGGCAGGTAGGGGAGGGAAAGGATTCCCATTTTGAACCAGACTGGAGTGAGCGTGCCACTGCTGTACAAATAGTAGAGTGGAGAGATGTACACCAATGGCCGTGGGCTAAGATATGTAAGAAGCTAGCGTTCGCAACCAAAAGAAATACTGGTGGCACATGGGGAAATAAAAATGTTAGACAGGCATACTATGCTGCTAAAAATAATTTCCCGCTACATGGTGGCAAGCCAGACCCATTCACTGTGGAACAAAGAATGGCTAGGCACAGCTCAGTTATGTCATAGCGTATGCTCATGCGGGTAATCACGTCCTCTTCTGCTCCAATACGGAACAATTCGAGGTGCAGGTATAGGCCCTATTATGGGTGTCCCAATGGGTTCAGTGCGTGGTGGTGGTGGTGGAGGTTTAGGGAAAGGCACAGGGGCGGGGATAATTGGCAGAGGGATGGGCCGCATCCAAGGTGGGGGGGCTGGTCGCCAAGGTGGGCGAGGACGTGGGCGAATGGGATTTGGAGTTGGCATTGGAAACACCGGATTACGCTTAGGCTTAGGCTTGACCATGCCAGTTATGCGGCGGTTCTTTGGGCTGATATAGTTTTTCCTTTTGTTGTACTGTTTCTTTTTAGATCGTGAACTAGGAGGTGTATAACCCTTACGTCTTTTGTTTCCAGTAATACGATTGTGCTTGGCGATGTTGGGCTGAGAGATAGGCTGCTGATATGGCCCAAAAGCGTTCCTAAAAATATCTGTACGTTGGTGCTCTGGAATCCTATAGTTTCCCGGTATACGATCCCTAGGGTCGGGGCTTACTATGGGTCTGTCAATCTGAGGGGGAGCGTTCTCACCAGTGGGATCATATGGCTCAGGCTGTGGTCTTTGATAGGGTTTCATTATTGATTCACCTTTGATTCAATACGGGTGAGGCGTTCGCTATGGTCATCAAGTCGAACATCAATCTCTTGAATGGCAGTCCACATGCGAGCTTGAGATGATTTGTAATCGTCTACAAATTCATCTACTCGCTCATGGATTTGCCTGACCTTTGAGTACAGGGCACTCATCCACCAAACGCCGCCGACGATGGTGGACAGTGCGCCACATACCATACATATCAATGTTAATATATTTTCGGAGATCCATTCCATTTACTGTGTCTCGTCTTCAATCTTGTTAGGGTTGGTAGGACGAAGCGAGTCACCAACTACTAGTGCTGCAATGAATGTAGCAATGTCGTCGATCCTATCCTGCGGTATCCACTCGTACTTGGCAGCAAGTATGGTAAGGATCGCACCGACAATGGTGGTGACAACACGTTTAGATTTAAGTGCCGTTAGGAAATCATTAAGTAGTGTCTTAATATAATCCATAATTATTTAACCTCCGATACCGGGAATCTTGAACTTGAAATATCCCATGATAGCAGCAATCAATGCGATAAGCATGAACAGCCATTTCCATTTGCTAGCCTTAGCACGTTGCAAGTCAGCCTTAGCTTGTGTCTTACCCACCTTGAAGGTCTGCTTGTCCTCACGCTTATCGTCACGCTGTTCTCTCTTGTCATCAGAAGGTGACAAAGAATCGTCCTCCGTTGATCGTTTATTTCGTCGTCGTCTTGGCATAATACATCCCATTCTAATCAATAAATCAGTTGACTATTATTCCGTATACGGTAGAATTATAGCATGAACATTGAAGAATATCTAACAACAAGAGAAGCCGCCTGCATCTTAGATGTAACCTGTAGCAGGGTTCGCCAGCTATTGCGTTCGTCAGATCTTAAGGGCTATCGTTTACCCGCTGGCCTATGGCTTATTAAACGGCAGGATGTAGAAGACTTCAAGATTGATAGACGAAAAGCTGGAAGACCAAGGAAGGAAGAAGATGCTAGTACTGTCGCGTAAAGAAGGGGAGTCTATAACTCTGGTGGATGGAGAAACCAGTGTAGAGATTACCATTCAAAAGATAAGAGATGCTGGTTGCAAGCGATGTTCAATAGCTATAGAAGCACCATCATCTGTAAATATTGTTAGGAATGAGCTAATGGAAAGCGAGAATGAATTACAAGTCAACATCATTCTCGATGAGTGATACAGATGCGAAGCTATTTTCGGATCGCATATATCACTTACTAAAAGCTGGACACTTTGAAGCAGCTCATCTTTGCATAGATGAAGCAGAGCTATCCATGCAAAAGATAGAGAAGGCTCCCTTGTTCAGGAAACCATTAGCCCAAACAGAACTTGACGAGCGAATTGTCAATGCGCTTGAGAGAGCAGACATCCTTACCATCGGTGATTTAACAAATGTGACAGAGGAGTTCCTTGTATACCGTGTGCAAGGTTGTGGCCCTAAAGGGGTAAGGGACATAAAGAATGTACTCCGAAATGAAATAACAAATCGCCGTGGAAAATGAAGTCGTTACTAATATTCCGTGTGTTAGGAACCGACGACAAACTTTTAGAGACTCATATCTATAGCTTTGATGGTAATCCATCTCGCAAATGGCTGGACTGGGCAGAGCATGACATGGCTCGGAAAGCCTTGGACAACACGTACAAGCTGAAGACCAATCATTTGTTTTCGATTGTCGAAACCATAAGGGAGCTAAGGGAAAAGAACGATGGAACGACTTGATATCACACAGGAAGAATATTTTTCTAGGCCAGAGATATCTAATTCGATGATGAAAGACTTCCGTGATAAGGGGCCGTGGACTTTTTACCACACCCACATTAAGCGTAATGTTCATTCCCCTGAGCCAAGTGATTCAATGCGTATAGGGTCAGCCTTTCACCTTGTCATGGCAGACTTCGATGTGTTTAGCGAGAGCGCTGTGGTAACACCAGTGTCAATCATGGGTGAGCCTATAAACCTAAGGCGAAAGGCACACCGAGAGTGGATGTCAGAATTCAGGGAGCTTAACCAAGGGAAAGTCATCCTTTCACCTGAAGAAATGGACATGGTTCTCAGGATGAAAGAGTCGGTATATGAAAACCCAGCAGCCGTTAAACATATTTTTGACTTAACAGTTGAGAGGAATGAGGTTGTTGGGATCAAGGACATAGAGGGTGTCAGCTGCAAGGCAATGTGTGATGCTGACTTCTCAGACAGGGGATTGATCGTAGACTTCAAGACAACACGACAACACCTTGGCGTGCAGTTTGCTAAGGATGCCATATACAAATACGGCTACCAGTTTCAGGCAGCACACTATTGCGATGTGTTTGATGCTGAAAGATTTGTGTTCATAGTCGTAAGGAATTTCCCTCCTTATGAAACACTCGTCTTTGAGATACCACAGGAAATGATGGGGCAAGCACGGCTAATAAACTACCAAACACTCGAACGAATCAACTGGTGCCAAGCACATGATGACTGGCATTCAGATGGTTGGGGGCAGGTGATTAACTTAGAGGACATGATTAACAACGAATAAGGGAGACTCAATTGAGGCACAGAATACAAAAGTTTGATGGGGATTCAGGTGAGATGCCTCCGATTAAAATCGGGCAGCTTGTAGTTGCAGATGACGGATCACTTTATGATGCCATACAGAACATCTCAAAGGAAGATGCCGAAGACCTGTTAAGGGATCGTGAGGTTATATTCCCAGAGGATCTCCGAGAAGAGGTAAGGGATGCAATCAATGCAGTCTTTACCGGATCTGTAATAGGCAGAACAGACTCCATCATTAGGCTCAAGAAGATTTCTACTGACGAATCAAATGGTGAGGTAAAAGAGTTTGCTTCCAACGATGTGATAATGGTGCTTCCTATAACTACAGCTGAAATAAAAACTAAAACCCTAGGCTGGCTAGAGGAAATGTTTGACGGCATGATGCAGGCCATGTTCGATATCATCATCGAGTCAGAGTCAAAGAGAGACAACAAGGAAGATGGAGAGGAGCTATAGTGTCGCTTAAAAAATATTCTATTGGATATCGTCATCACGGAGAGAGCTTCATAAATGAGATGATCTTTCATGGTGAAGATCAGGTGCATGTAGTTAATCAAGCTATTGATGCTGCACTTTCGGAAGATAAACATATCGACCTAGTTGAGTGGGTCGTAGCAGAAGAGGAGATGGAAAATGAGTAAGCATGAATCACTATCAGCTGCACAACTAGCAGTGATGAAAGACGTTGGATATGTACAGAAGAAGGGGAAGGTTGGCACTGGTAAATATGGCTACACCTACGCTGGTGAAGCTGAACTTATAGCACAGCTAAGGCCAAGTATGATAGAGCATGGAATAGTAATGTATCCTGTTGGATCTGAGATACATTCGACCGAAGGTTATACAACCAACAATGGCAACCGTGCATCGTTATTCCTAGGTGTCAGGGACTTTGCGTTTGAGCATGTAGACAGTGGCGAAATAAGAATTGTTAAAGTGTTTTCAGAAGCAAGTGATGGTGGGGACAAGCGTGCGGCTAAAGCTATGACCCTTGCCAAGAAGTATGCTCTAAGGGAATTCTTCCTGATCGAAACTGGAGATGATCCCGATGCGGTGATCCAATCACGAGATAAGGATAATTCTTATTACGTTGGTCGTGCAGTAACAGCACTATCTAAATGCTCCAACAAAGAAGAGCTAGACGAAATGATGGAGAAGATCCAATCATATGACAGTGCTAAATTTAGTGACGATCAGCTAGAAGATCTTAGTTCTGTCTACAAGACTAAGCTACAGGAGATCGGATAGTGACTGAGTTTATAAACACACTAGCCGTTGCCGTTGTCAGCGAGGCAATACATAACTCAACGACAGTACATGAGCTACATGAGGTGGCTCAAGGCATCAAGGCTTCCAGTTACGGCGAAAGAACAAGGGAGGTTCTTCGCCTTATTTACAAATCAAGAAAAGAGGAGCTTAACCATTATGGCGGTAGCGAACCAAAGCACTTTGAAGATTGACACAGAGTTCCAGCATCTTCTCCGGCAGCTTTCAAGTGAGGAGTATGAATCCCTAGAAAAAAATATTATTGATGCCGGGAAAGCAACAGATCCAATCATTGCATGGAATGGAGTAATCATTGATGGTCACCACAGGCATAGAATATGTGGCGAACATAACCTTCCATACCGAATTGAGGAGGTTGACTTTGCTACTAGAGCGCAAGCCCGTGCTTGGATAATCAATCATCAGTACGGAAGACGCAATATGACACCCCAAGAGGTTAGTTATATGCGAGCGCAGATACTTATGAGCAGGGTTTCCAGCAAAGATAGAAACAAAACCGAGGAAACACGTAATCTCGCTAAGTCATCAGGCGTTACAGCAAGGACTATACGTAACGACATAGAGTTTGCCAAAGATGTGGATAGCCTGCACGAGGATGTGAAGAAGGATATATTATCCGGTGCAGTAAAAGCCAACCGAAAGCAAGTCAAGTCTCTATCAAGCAAGGAACCTAAAGCCCAGAAAAACATTACCAAAAAGGTAAAGAATGGATCTGCTAAAAATATATCTGTAGCCATGCCAGAAGATGACACGCTCAGCAGTATGGCCATACCATACAGAAGGGCAGTCTTAGACATACAGCGGATCATGCGAGATATGGATGCCATATGTCTTGACCCATCGAAGGGAGCTTATATAGCAACTAAGCAAACCAGATATCAAGCTCTTCTCCAAGAGGCAGAAGATATATTTAAACAGTGTGAGCCATGTGAAGAATGTGATAAGTGTGGAGGTGCGGGATGCAACAACTGTTATTCGACGGGTTTTCTCAGCCGAACAGGAGTGGAAAGCCGGGACAAGTAAATTATTTTTGCGAGAGGCCATACCAAACAGAAGCCCGTGAAACCATTGAGGACTCTTTCAGGAAGCACGACTCTGTTCTGGTTGAGATAGCAACAGGTCTTGGTAAGACAGAGATATTTACACAGCTTATAAAAGACTGGGATAAGGGCAGGTGTCTTGTTGTCGCACCCTACATCCAGCTGATAGGTCAGGCTTCTAAGAAGATATTCCAGAGGACGGGGGAGCAACCGGGAGTTGAACAAGCAAAGCACTGGTCTGTTGAAACGCCTTGGGGGAGATCTAAATATATTGTTGGGAGCAAGGACACACTTCTTGCTGGTGAACCAAAGAGATATGAGAGGATACGTGACGTTGGCCTATTAGTAATTGACGAGGCGCATCTATCAATTACTAAAGGGTGGAAGGAACTTATAGACTATTACCGGAATAACGGGGCAAAGGTTCTGGGTGTCACTGCAACAGCCAAGCGACATGATAAGAAGTCAATGGCTAATATATACGATGACTGTGTATATCAATACGGCATAACAGATGCGGTTCCTGATGGATGGCTAGTGCCAGCCCTGACTGACTGCATCCAGTTGGAATCATTAGATCTAAGTGAGGTTTCCAGTACCGGCACAGTGTTTGGTCGTGACTTCAATAGGCACGAACTAAATGGATTACTTGAAAGATGGGAAACAATATTTGAAATCGCTGATATAACAGCACGAGAAACAAAAGACTCAAAGACTGTTGTTTATTGCAGCAGCGTAGCGGAAGCAAAGATGGTGGCAGAAAGGTTGGTTGACTCTTATGGTATCAAAGCAGACTGGATCGCATCAGACACATCAAGATGTACCCCCCAACGACGGCGAGAAGTATTGCAGAGCTTTCAGGAAGATCGTGATGGTCTTACTCATGTTTGCAATGTTGGTATTCTTACAACAGGATGGGACTATCCTGCCTTGGAATGTATCGTCATGGCACGGCCCACCAAGTCTAAAGCGTTATATACTCAGATCTTCGGTAGGGGTACTCGGCCTCTTGCTGGCGTTGTCGATTTTGATGGCAGTGATGCCGAAGCCAGAAAGCAGGCAATAGCAAACAGTAAGAAGCCACACTTCCGAATGATAGATCTCGTGGACGCAAGCCTTGCCCACAAGATAATTACAAGTGTTGATGTCATGGGTGGCCACCTTGGTGAAGAGGTGGTCAACCGGGCTAGAGAAATAATATTAAAGGATGAGGGTCTTCAGGAAATAGATGAAGCTCTGGCAGAGGCTAACAAGGCGCTGGCCATAGAAAGGGAGGAGGAGGAACGCAATGAGAGAGCAAGAGTAGAGGCCATTGCTAACTACAGGAAGATACGCGTAGAGCATGTAGGATCAGCTCAGGCCGGTGTCAGAAAGAAGAAGAGAGGGGCAAGGATGCTTTTCGGTAAGTTCAAAGGAATGTTAGTAGAAGATATACCAACGTGGTATTTAGAAGGGTGTGCATCTGGGAAGCCATACATAGCACATAAGTGGCTATCCAGTGCTATCCGCAAAGAGGTAGACAAAAGAAGAAAGATGGGTGGAGTATGAAACTGAAAGATAAAGAGAGAGAATTATTTTTGATAGCACTCGGAGGTGCATTAGCTAGCAGCGATGCCTGCGAAGGGATGAAGGTTAGGATATCTCCCGACCATGTATCAAGCCATAGTGAATTGTATTATCTTCTTGATGCCATTTACTTAAAAGATAAGGAGGCTGTTTACTCTCTTCTGAAGACGTATGGGGTGAAGGAGGACGGGCATACAGTCATAGAGTCCATACTCAATAGACTGAGAAGGATTGTGTTTAAGGCAGAGTGCGAATCGTCTACCGCCATCCTTAACAACACAGCAATGTATAATCCAGAACAATTCCTAGCTACATTAGATTCCATCAGGGAAAGGGTAATGACTTATGTTGATGAAGAAAGTAGTAACTGAATCTGGGCAGACATACTATGTTATGTATGAGAACAGCTTCGACGATAAAGAACTTGTGGTGTATACTGAGAGCCACATGGAAAAAATAAGAGAGCAGATTAGGACGGAGCAGGATGCCCAAGAAAACGGAGTCGGAGATAAAGGAGCTGTTAGAACAGAGAAAGCGATGGGCAAAGACGAGGAAAACTTGCTGGATATGTAAGAGGAAAGAGTACCGTGGATTTCCTCTGGAGACTCACGAGATAGAGCGCCGCAGTCATGCCACAAACTATGCATGGGCACACAAATGCAACTACTTTAGAGCTTGCAAGAAATGCCACATGGATGACCTTGCCGCAATGCCCCACGCTAAACAACTAGCATATAAATTTTTACATGACGACAAGTACTTCCACCTGAAGGACTGGCTGCGATTAAGAGATCCAGATCTTCGCGCCCCGAATAGGGTGACAATAGAAGAAATCCTGAAAGAGGTGAAAGATCTTATCAAGGAAGGCCACCTAGATGGCTAAAATTGACATAGTAATACCCTACCCCCCAAGCGTAAATACCTATTGGCGTGCCGTAAAGGGAAGGGTAATCATCTCTAAGAGAGGGAGAGAGTACCGTGGCGCTGTGGATTATGCTATTCGTGAGCTGGACATTAGTGGCTTACCACTTCTTAAGCGACTCCGAGTTGTAATTAAGGCCACCATGCCAGACAGAAGGCGACGTGATATCGACAACATAAACAAAGCTGCGCTGGACGCACTAGGATATGCTGGTATATTTGGAGATGATGAGCAGATCGACGACCTAAGAATTATCCGTGGTGATGTTCTGTCGCCGGGATGTTTAGACATAGAAATTACAGAGATCGAATAGTTATAATAAAGAAAGTTGGAAAAATTTTCCAAAACTCAGGAGATATAAGATATGGCTAGTGGCGTAACAGATAAAGGTAAGGCTTGGATTCTTGAGACTACCTTTCGTAAGCAAATGAATGGCGGGTCAACCAATGATACTATGTACATTGCGTTAATTACTGCGGCTACTACACCTAATGCAAACCACGATACATGGAACGATCTCAATAGTGCTGAGATAGCTACCGGAAATGGTTACACTGCTGGTGGAACATCAGTAACAAGAGGCACTACGGACTTTGATGTTATCAGTGCAGATGCCACGGCAGAGTCAAATAACTACGGCCATGTTCAAATCAAAAATATTGAATGGACTGCTAGCGGCGGATCAATACCAAACTCCGGTGATGGCGCACGCTATGCTGTACTAATGGATAATGCTGGAAGTGCTGCCGATAATACAGCAAATAAAGTGATTGCTTGGTGGGATCTAGGATCTGACCGAAGCGTATCTGATGGGCAGAAACTATCATTGCAGGATATGGAAATCAGACTGTCGTAGCAACATGGAAATTCTCATCAAGGTCGGTGACTCAGGATCTCCGACTGGCTACAAAGATGGGGATATAGTTGAAGCGTTTAGCACAGATAGAATATTAAAGGCTAATGCCGAAACCATATGCTCGTCAACTGAACGCCAGTTGAATGATGTATCTGGACTCAACGCAAGTGGCACCATTCACGAAGCTCGGCTAATCATTAGCTCTGAGTATAAGTTTGTTCGTGTTGGCAGTGACGTAGAGCGTACCAATCTGATTACTGGTGAAGTCACTGTACATAACAAGACCACTGATGAGCGTATAGACGTAGATGAATATCTAAGACGACGACTCCTGTCTGCTAGCCATAATATTTTTGGCAACACCGGGTCAGAGTATTGGTACGGTGGATCTGTTAATTACGATTCGCAAATACTATGGGATGAAATAGAGAACCGATCTGACCATCTCAGGGTAAATAACAAGCACTGGCATCTCTCTCCAGCTGAATCTGTATTCTTCTTTCCTATCTCATGTTGCGGGCATCATGGACATGAGGATGATATCTCTCACTCAACTGCTGAGCTACGAACCCATTCTGTCACGGAAGATAACGGCACCCCTGAACCTATACTAATCGCCCGCAGAGAATGGATGGTTCCCTACTGGGACTTGGCTACAGAGTTTGGTGTTAATGTTGATGACATAAGAAACTCTACGATGATGGTTGATGCTAGACTAGACTCTGGAAGCCCGCATCTTGATGATGTCGAAGTAAGCAAGACAGCAAGCGGGTTACTCTAATGGCAATAGTCACCACTAGCATTGGCACAAATACCAGCATTGACTCTGAAACACCTAGCAGTGGTTCAGGTTCCAATCCATATACAGTGACATTCGGTACAGATCCCACTGGGGTTAGCGTTGGTGACTCTGTTCATTTTGATAATGGAATGGGCACTGTATATGTATATCTAGTTACGGGTATATCTGGCAGCAACTACACGCTCAAGTGGATATCAGGTGGCTGGTCAGCCACAAACCCATATGGCATTACAGATATGTCATATAGCCAAGCTGTTGGAGTCTTCAAAAGAACCTACAGTACAATCACTGCATGGGAAAGTGATCTAGATAATACGAGTTACTATTCGAGTGGCGACGATGCCGTTGGTGAAGTATACAACGACTCGGTTCTAAATGAGAGATTCATTATAGATGGAGGTGGAACGGTAGGTCTTGATAGCGTTAAGCTAACATCTCCATCATCGCAGAGACATGATGGAACCGAAAATAGTGGAGCAAGAGTTCAATACACAGGATCTACCTCACCCACTGTCGTGCTTAAGCGTAATGATGTAACGGTGGAATGGCTTGAATTTGATTTAAGCAGCACTGGTTCAGGGGTTCTCTCAGGAATGAACTTTGGTGCAAATGCACACACCGATGTATTCTTCAAGCACAATATAGTTCGTGACCTAAAAGATCAATCCAACGATGTAAATGGAATCTATGTCTGGGGAAGCGGGAGTGGATCCAACACTCGGCATTGCCTAAATAATATTGTTTACAACATTGAGGACAGCAATGACTCAGCATTTGGTATTAGAGTTGCGTCTTCAAACTATCCGATAAATTTGTACAACAATACGGTGTACTATGTCAAAACCGGATCTGGATCTGAGGATGCATACTGCATAGCGGTAAATGACACAGATGCTGTTCTGAAAAATAACATTGCAGCAAGACCCATCGGCGGTGATGACCTGTGCTTCGGTGGGTCAGGCTTTTCGGGCGCAACGACAGACTACAATTTGTCTACAGATTCTACTGCAACCGGAACAAACTCTGTAACTGGAGAAGCATACGGAGATCTGTTTGTTTCTGATACGGCGGGAACCGAAGACCTCCATATAAAGACGAGTTCAGATGCTGTAGGTGCGGGTGTCGATCTTGGCACATCTCCAACTGGTGTCAACATAGACATTGATGGCAGAGATAGGGATGGAGAGGGTGATACATGGGATATTGGTGCCGATCAAACCGCAGTAACAGTAGTCAATGTCACACCAACTAATGCCGGCATTACTGGTACAGCACACGCAGATCTCCATGCTGTTGCACCCCTGAATGCGGGGGTAACAGGGACTGCACACGCAGATTTACATTCAGTTATCCCTGTGAATGCTGGTATCACATCAGCTGCACACGCAGACTTACATGCTGTCCAACCTGTTAATGCTGGCATCACGGCGACTGCTGCAACTGGCCCTCTCGTAGTTACCCCAACACATGCATCAATAGCAGCAACATCACACAGCACCATACTAGCTGTCTTGCCATCCGTTGCAACCATAACCGCTACAGCAGCCGATGACTTCAATGAAGTAATACCGGCACCGGCAACCATCACAGCTACCGCAGTAGATAATTTACGGGAATACACGCCAGCTCCAGCGACAATTACTGCATCAGCAGAGCCTCCCCCAACCGTTGTAATACCTACAGCCCCATCAGTTACAGCAACATCGCACAATGATACCCTTGCCATAGATGTTGTTCACTGTTCGGTAACGGCAAGTGCCCATAAAAATATTCTTGCCGTCATTCCACCACATGCATCAATGTCACATGCATTGGTCATGTCTCTGGAAACAATGGTCACTCCAGTACATGCAGGTATTTCTGCTTCATGCACAACTCCAATAGCTGTTACACCTGATCCTGCTACTATAGAGTCGAGCCTCACTCGTAACGAGGAAGTTCAACCGGAAGAGATTACGATAATATCTTCTGCATTCATCGCACTGGTTGAGTCTCCATCTGAGCTTCTTATCAGTATCGTGGACTCTGCTGATGCATCATTAAGTGCAATATCTACTAAAGTCACTGCGATAGAAGAGGAGGTCAGAACGTGGGTCGCTTATGAGGAAGAGTATAGTTCAGCGACGGTTAGTGGAAATGCACTTATACAGAATGAAGATGGGACAGAGGATGATCCTTGGACAGCTTGGGCTATTACTTGGGCTAAGTATACAGAATTGAGTGCATTCGATTCAGCCTTCATTAACAATAGAGAACCGATAGGCACGGCTGGCGGATATCTGTATAACTTCTTTATAAGATTTGGAAACTTCATAACTGGACAGCATGTTTCTAAATGTGAAGTTAAGTTATACAGGGCATGGCCAACTACATTCAGCACAAGCGGGCAAGCCAGACGGTATCCCGTTATTGACCCAGAATCAAGTCAATGGAGAGATATAAGATCCAAGATACACCTTGGAGACTATGATGACTCTCCCGAAATATCGGGGACACAGGCTGATTTAGTAGCATCTTACGACTCTCGATCACTCAGATCAGCATACGTAACGCAGGACTATAGTGCGGGTAATGGAGCTTGGATTGACGAGGATCTTGGATATAGGGAAGGTGTTACAGATGAAGAAATCGAAGCCTGCTCTGTAACAACAGATATAACTAGCTTATTGCAGGATCTTATAAGCAACAGAGAGTGGGAGGATGGAAACCATATAACAATATTTTGGGAAGAGACAACCTTAGCTCCCCCTTCAGATACAGATTATTTAATAAGAAACGGGATTCAGTTTGCAGGAGGTGGGTACATTGGGCATACGGGCAGGCTACAAAAGGCCATACCCAATTGGTATCTCGCACTTCCAAAGCTAATTATCACATATTCAGCAGAGGTCGAGAATGTAGTATTTATAGACCCTGCTACATCTACGGCGAGCACGGCGGTAGGAACGATAACAGCGGGAACAACTGTTCTCCACCCAGTTGCAAGAATGTCTGCAACAGCCCCAGATGCAACTGTAGCTGACATACAGCAGCCAATTATGTCACTGCTGGGTGTAGCAAAAGAATACAGCAATGTTGTTGTATATCAAAACAATGTGGGGGAAGTGTTTGCCGTAAAGGGATTTGGGCCAGCCGAACCTGTAAACACGGCAACGGACGACCAAATAATATCCTTAAGCTCTCACGCATCAGGGTATAGCAATTTACTTGTATACCAAAAAGGCGATGGTTCTGTGGTCATGAAGAAAGATAGTAGGCTTTCCTCCCCTAACTCCCCCGCCTCTACTCAAATAATAAGCAGCCACGGATTCAACCTAAGCTCTGGCAAAGTGGTAGTCATCACACAAGATGGTGACGGCGACGTAAAGGTTAAGTCTGATATTACCTAGGAAGACCAGCGGCTTGCCGTCTATCTCTTTCCTTCTGGTATTCCCTACGCATATCCTGAGCACGCTGATACATTTGCCACCCTCTATACGCTTCAGGGTCTTGCGATAAAGCTGCCCTTCTCTCTCGGGGGACATACCTAGTCGGGAATGATTTAACAAACTCTGGGGATAATCGTCCCGTATCTTCTAAGAAGTCTTCTATAGCAAAAGCCCTAGATAAACCTATGTCTGTTGTATTTGTAGTCCAAGGCTTGATCATATCGAAAATGGCAGTGCTTAGAGGATCTTCCCTAAAACGCCTTATAGTTGACATCGTTCTTGTTGAACCGGGAATAAGATCCATCCACGGGCTCATCTCTGATGATCCACCCATCAGATGGCCAATAGGAGTCCACCCATATTTGTTCTCAAGTTGAGATAATGGCTGGTCAAAGTACAGGCTGCGGCCAGTCTTCTGCTCTATAGCAGTCTTTATAAGTGGGTTAATCCTATCCAGTACGGCAGTTGGGGATGAAATAAGATCCCCTATATCTTCAAACGGCAAGCCTATGTTTGTCAGGTATTTTGTACGATGCGGTGCGTTAGGGTCTTGGCCAACATTTAGAGCCAACCCTTTCCTCATCCAGCTTGGTGCAAACTGTGACTGCTCATCCATCCGTTCAGCCCTTCCCAAGCCCTGAATAAGCTGACCCTGTATGCCCGACGACGGCCTCGTTAAAATATCTTGAGCGAGGAATGGAACCATACCCTTCGTAAAGGAGTAGAACGGGAAGAGGCTTCGCATTACGTCCTGCTCAAACGGTGTTAGGTTTGTGTAATCCACCTGAGCTTTTGCCACTCTTTTAGACGCTTCCTTCGGACTGAATCCCTTCCTTCTAAGCGTAATGTATGGGGCTATCCGGTTATAAGCCTCCACCGATGAGGACAACTTGTGACCAATAGCATATATTTTAGAGAAGTCCTTGGTGGCCAGCTGTAGCCCCTCTTTACCAATCGCTCTACCTGCATCTACTCCCCCACGACCTAATATGGCGCCGGGTGCTGCACCAAATCCAGCCAGCATACTCAGTGCATCAGCGGCTGTGCCTCCCCATGTCCCCAGATTGGGGTTCCTAAGCACTCCAGCGTCCTCAGGTGAACCGCCAAGCAAATACCTCCGAATGCTCTCAGGAGTCCTCCTGCGGCCTTCTGTGGCAGTCATCAGCTTTCTATCGACAGTACCCGCCGAACCTTCTAGTGCCCTGTAGGTTTCGTGTGGGTTGAATACATCACGCGCGTATATCTCTGATAGCAATATATTAGTTGCTTCGAGGTCTGTCATATGGGGATATTCGGGGAATACATCCTTGGCAAGATTCGGGACGGCATTACCGTTAAGAATATTTGTGGTATCACCAAGACTCCTTGCGCTGAATTGGTCAGATATAAGATTATTAAACTGACCGCCAACAAAGTTTCTTGAATGGAACTTGGGGTGAATAATCGTAACACCAGCACGCCAAGCGTTTTGCCACGCCCTCATTATGCGTAAAAATATATTTAGAGTCTTTGGCTTCTGGTACATCACCATTGCATTCTTTACGTCGCCAAGAAACTCGCTGCTAATGTACAGCTGGTTGCCAATCTCCTCTAATGTTTTAACGTCTATTGCGCTCACATCATCTAGCCTACGCGGATACACTCCCAAATCAGTCATTTTCTCAGCGTAAGCCTTGTTATTGCCAGTTAAATTCTTTGCAAACTGCCTGAGTAGATGCTCTCTAGCAAAGTCAGCATTATCGTGTAATTCGAGGAGTTCGTCATACGCCTCGGTAACAGATACTCTTGCTCCTTGAACCATGTTGCGAGGTCTAGCGGCGGCAGCAATAGTAGAGTGCGATACCTCCATTGCCGATATAGTTCTGTGGGCGTGGGTCATCCAGTCAACAAAGTCGTCAACTACGTTCACCTTAAAGAATGGTCGCTTTTCAGCTGCGTGCCTAGGATCTATTCTGGCTAGCGTTTCAATAACATCACGCGTCTGGTTATCAATAAATTCCTTACCCCTTGGGCTGAGGGGGTCTAATTCCTTTCCATTTGGATAATACTGGGGAACGAGAGACTCAAGCCTGTCTCTCGGATTTGCAACTCTGTTATCTATATACTCCCTAGCTGCTTTATTTAGGAAGTTTTCTGTCTCCTCAGCTGGTTTCAATATGTAATTTTCTATATCTATTAAATCACCGGCTGCATATTTAAGATCAGCAGGTACGCCACCTTTTGGATACTTCTTTGCTATATCATCTGCAACCCTAAGCGCACCGGAAATATTTTTATCGAGGCTTAACTCCATGATTGCAGGTGTACCACCCGGAAGGTTTCGATAAATATCTTTTCTACGGATGGAAGCGGGGTGCATCAGCAGAGAGTTATCAGCAAGCTCATCAACATCTTTTGCGATGCTTCCAAATGTATCATCAAGCTGTCGTCTCCAGTAATTAATAGTCTTGTCGGCAAGAGGTGATATATCTACACCAACATTTCTTGCCATATCAAACATGCTCTTTTGGAGCGTGCGTAAGCTATTAACAGATTCAAGTATGTCTTCGGGTATATTACCAGCAATTCTTTCTAGGGCAGACCGAGCATTCTGTTGGTCTACAGGGTTTAGCTTTGCGACTGCTTCTTCATCAAACTCCAGAAAACGCCTAAGATCCATCCAGTTTTCTGCTGCAACCTGTGGCCCAACCTTGCTGGCATTGAATAAGTCTGACTTCTCCAGAGTCCTTAAAGCATCTGTAGCCATCATTGATGTTTGGGCGATTGCATCTGCGAGATCCTCCTTGCCTCTACCGGCAAAATGCCTCCCTAGCCTAGTCAGAGCCCCGCCCATCTTGTTTACGAATAGGCTATTTAGCTCTTTCATGACAGGAGCTTGACGGAGAGTGTCGCCAATTTTATCCCATGCCCTGCTGACATTTTCAGTGGTAAGCCGACGCTTGACACCGGGAATTCCTAGGTTAATCCCCCGTGTTGATGAAGCTGGGAACATTGGAAGTTTAGATACGCCAAGCATTCCCCCTAGTGTTTCACCAGCAAGCGCTTTGTTTATGGCATCTTGACCTTCGATGCCTTCCTTGCTGAATGCCCTTGCTAGCTCATCGTCAAATTCCTTGACTCTTTTTGCGCCAATATCAGTAATGATATCATCGGGAGCCTCTTGCATGATTCTTTGTCTATAAGAATCAACTACATCCTTGGCTGTCTCTCCGGTCAGTATTTGCTTCTTCGGTATATAGTCTTCTGTGCCAAGGGCTGGATGCTTTTTTAATTTGTAAAGTGCATGCGCATCCACTGCATCATCCATGACACCCATCTTTTTGAGGACTTTTCCAGATTTATTTAGTGCCTGAAATCCACCAAGGCTTACGAACGACAGTGGATCCGTGGCAACTTCAACACCAAATGCTGCTATATCATCCCACCAGCTTTCGGAGTCATCCCACTGGGTGATATCCTTACCGTAAGCAATATTTTTAGGGTCTGTTAATCCAGCAGTATCTGAGAAGGGAACCCATGCAAGAAGCTCACTGGCCTCAAACTTATGTTCGGGATTGAATGCACCAGCAAGTAGCTGACGAACTGGCCTTCCGAACTTATCCAGAGTCTCGCCAAGCCAGCCTAGGGTAGACATACCCCAGTCACCCATCTGTGACAAGAATCCTTCTTCATCGTCACCGGATATAGGGGGAACACCACCTCTCTGAGTATTTTTAATCTGAGGAGATGATATATAGCGTCCAATAGGTATAAAAGCCACGGAAAAACCCTTTATCTATTTGGCATATTAATAATTCTTCTTAGGGCTTCTTCGCTTTCGCTGGTGGGCAGCATTCCACGCTGCTCCCTACCGTGCTTTATCATAGTCTGATGCAGCTCAGCATACCGCCTATATATATCACTAGAATCACCTGCGTATGGACGGTCATCATACTGAACATTGCCTATATCATCTAGCATCTCAGCAATTAATAATTCCGTTTCCCTATTAATATGTTCGCCACCATCGTTGATTAAAAATTCTTCAACCTTTTTTCTCAACCCTCTGGGTTCACTTATAAATACAGGGTTTACAGCCGCATCACCCCCTATTTCGCGATGCTCTGGTTGCGTGTACGGCCTTCCCTGAGGATCTGTATATGCAACAGTAGAGCCTTCGCCGCTTGGGTCGTACCAGACCACCTGTCCAAGTTCGTCACTCCATTCGAGATTAGGATGCAGATGAGCTGACATAGGGTCTTTAACCCACTGATTCCTCTGCGGTGTATTTTCTGTTTTGGAGAAGTTGTCTTGAACTCCCTTCATATCGTCTTGAACAACCCTGCTTACATTCTGATGAACAGCTTGCTGCACACCAGTATATTCTTTCTCTAACTCCCTAAAGTCTTGCTGAGGGCTTAAGGATTTTGTCTGAGCAGTTGCACTAAGATACTGCTGTATATTAGGTGGAAGTACTGTACCCGCTGCCTTGTCATACATCAGCTGCTCTTCATCACTAAGTCCCGGCCCCCAGTACCATTTTCGTACTGTTTTTTTGCCAGTTTCAGGATCCAAATGCCAACGCTTGTTAGACTTACGGATAGTTTGCTCTGGTGTAACGATAACTTCTGTCTGCTCAAGTCCACCGTCAGGTGTTATTTCTGTCGTTTGCTGAGTTGCAGCTTCAGGGGATGGCAGATTGTCGTACTCATCAGCTAGTGGAGGACGTGCAGGGGGATTAGGTGTACTACCCAGACTATTGATGCCAGTCCTAGTTATCGGTAAGCCAAAGTCCATTTTTACACCTCTATATTTACCTAGCTGATCTAATCAGATCTTCGTTAATATCCGAGAACTCCGTGAGTGTATCATACCTATCAAGCATTGCCTCAGACGGAGTTCCCATCCAAACCCTCTTGGGTAAATTATTTTTGGGGGTCTTGCTGGTAATCGTAACCTTCTGTATGTCAGCCCCCTCTGTTCGAGTTGGGTGCCCACCGCCCCATAAAGGCGCAATCCACTCGGTGAATGGATCCCTTGCGTCCTTGTGGCCGGATTTAGACATATCAGATAAAGGCTTTATAGTTCCAGTATATCGGTTGCGGACATACAATTCACCGCCAGTTTCATCTCCGTGATACTGCTCCCATATGGGATTACCATCTGAATCATCAGAATCTATTGTTGCTGCATCCATAACCGCATCCCACTGAGTATCATCTACATGGCCCCTAGCATTTACTATGCTATTTACCATTTCTTTATCAGCTCTATTGATGTCCACATAAATTCTGGAGGGAGATTCTGTAAACCACTCCGAACCTGCTTCAGGCTCTACCCCCGGCAACCATCCAGCTGGCCCAGTAGTCGGGCCTCTCTGTGATGTATACCTACCAACTAGCGGTATAGATTCTGGATTAACCATAGTAGCAGGCAAGTTGAGCCCCATACCCAAGTAGTCCAGACCTGTCCTTAAAATATTTTCAGGGCCAAGGAACCAGTCGTCATCACCTATTGGGCCAAGTGCCTTCTGACCCCATGCACTACGCTCAGATATTTCTTTCACATCTTGCTGGAATCCAGAGCGATTGATCATTTCAATGAGATTATTGTCTTCATCTTCGCTTAGATTTCTTGTAAGCCATGCACGCTTGCCAGCAGAGTACTCATCATCCAGTATTGCCTCGGAGAATAGATCTGACACCTGAGAAGCCAATCGCTTAGCTTCATCTGAATCCTTATCGACAGATTCAATCTGTTCAAATATAGAATTCATTCGGATATAACTTTCATTATCCCTGCTATCCGAGAGATCCAGAACGCCATCTCTAACAAGTATCTCAGGTATATTGCTGCCTTGTGAAGAAAGCCACTCAGCATCATAAATTTTCGGGGATTTGCCAGATAAATAATTTCTTTCGTACCAGTCCTGTGCAAGATCCGCACCCTCTGACATAGCAAACCCACCGGCTTTCTTTGCTGCCCGCCACTTCAGAGAATCCTTCTTGGGTGCATCGGGGGCAGGGGTTGGTGTATCGGGAGTGAGAAGATCTTGAGCTTCGGGTACTGGCTCTCTAGTAATTGGTTGCTGGAACGGCCCAAAATAATCTGGATCGCCAAACATATCTTGCCCAAACTTAACACCGCCACGCTCCATTAAGAACGCATCTTGCAGCGACTGGTCTGGCACCACGGTGAAGTCTCTTAATATTTGCTCTGCCGGTTTTGGGTCACCATATGGCACTTCTATAATAGAAGACTCTGGAGGAGTCCAGTCCGTTTCAGGGGCAATCCTTTCAGGGGTTTCAGGCCACACAGGATTATTAATTGTCTGAAGGATATGCCTAGCTGCATTACGCTGAGATTCAGTGTCACCCGGAACCAGACTTAACATCTTTTCTACATCTGATGCATCGGATTTTATAATTTCTTCTGCTGGAAGGACATCGCCAGTATGAACTCTTGTCTCAGTTTCTGGGTCTATGCTAACACCTAGGAGATCTTCAAAAAGATCCCTCCCGGTTTCTTCGGCATAGCTGTGAACTAGGTCATTTGCATTAAAGTCTTTGTTTCTATATGCAGCGTAATCACTGAAGTTCTTTAATATTTGCTGGAGATCTTGAGATTGCTTCTTAATGCTTTCGGTGTCAAGTATGTCCCGCTGTTTCTGCTCTGCAATGCCCTCAATATATTCTGGATCTGGATCCCTTTCCGGTGCAGGAACAGCAGTCTCGGATAGCATTTGATCAATTATCTGATCTTCGGATAGGCCGCTTTCTTGCGCCCTCTGGCTAATCTCAAGCTGTAATTCATCAATACCTGCAACATGATCTGGAGTAGTTACAGCTATATGGTGCATTCCCGTATCAAAAGAACGGGATCTAATAATATCTTCCGAGTCAGTCCCATCATCTCCACCAACAAGATTACCTATATATCCCGGCTCAATCTGCTCAGGAGCAATCCCCTGCATCTGGCCATATAGCTGTTCTATCTTGGACAGAGGTTGTTCAATTTCAGGAGAATCTATTGGTTCACCCGGAGGGGTTCCACCTATAAACTCAGAAAAATCGTATTGGTGTGAAACTTGAGGGCTGTGAATCGGAGTCCCAAGCTCAGAAGGCCGTCTCACCCCAGTTCGCGGTATGGCAGTCAACCGCCCTGTATCCATGTTATATATACGGCCTTCGTAGCCATTAAGCCTTATGCTGCTCTCCAGCTTATTTGATGGATCGTCCGATGCCGTCAGAAGAACCATTGTATCGGTCTTGTTATCTAAGCCGGACAGTATTTGATTGTGTCTTGATGTTGGGTATGTACCGCCAATCACCTCAAGTCGAGCATCCAACTCCTTCTTGGTCGGCTTTCTCCCTAGCCTCCTAGTAAGAACTTCGATAGTCCAGTCCCTTGCGTGCTGTTCAACACCGCCCCTTGTGTCTCCAGTTCTAACTATGAAGGGAACACCTTTAGCGAGTGCTTCAAGATAGGCGGCGTTAAGCATATTCTTCACATGCATGGACGCTTGCAGTGGTGTCGTGCCCTCACCCGCCATATATCCAGTACTTGCACCAGCAATGCCAATGCGAACCGGAGGTGCTTCGCTTGGCATCATCTGATCGGGATATCGAATCACAGGGTGACCCATCTCCATCAGGAATCTTTCTAGTTCTGGAGCCCCTAGATCTTTTATTCTGGTTTCTTCGATATTTAAATTAAGAAGCTCTCTGGCATCCGATATGCCAACAACACCGTTTACAACCAGTGCGTGAAGATACGAAGGGTCAGCAACTGCACGAGGTATATTTATCTTGTCACCCAAAGCTCCGACATTATTCATCGCATGGGGACTTATCTTCTGCTTGTGATCAAACGATAGGTTAGCCCTATTTAGCTCATGGTCTGCCCTAAAGTATGATTGACTCTTGCGCCATGTGTCATGCATTCCACTGAAATCTCGGACTTTATCCGTGATTGCATATTGTGCATAACTGCGAGTTACAGGGACAGGGTCTTGGGGAGGGGTGCCAATACCTTTAGCTCTCTCTACATCAGATGCAATGATATCCCTTATAACATCTGGTGGGTTTTCAGGGCTTCTCGGCAATTCAGGCCCCTGCTCAAAGCCACCAGCGCTGGGTGAAGCAAGTGCTCTAACTAGGTGCTCACCAGTAAATGGATCCTGCTGAACTCTTCTAGAGAAGTCTCCGGCCTGTATGTCTGCTTCTACTGGATCGGTGTAGCCGCTTCTGTTAGCCAGTTCTTCATCTATAATTCTCTTCCCGTGGGCGCGAAGGTGGCTGTAAAGATCTGGCTGAGTAATTCTAATTACTTCCTCTTGGGCCTTAAACCCTTCTCTTATCTTCTTTTTTGTATCGGGGAGGATACTATCTGGAAGATCCTTATTGACTGCATTGATGATATCCTCTTTATGAACATCTGTAATGATTTTCGATACAGCTTCTGCCCCACCAGCGGAATACACTGCCTCGAGCTGGCTAGGACTTGCAAAAATATCTTTCAGGTAATCTATGCTTTTTGCAATTCGATCCTCGTGAGATAATCCGCGTTCATCCGGCGTAAAATCCGGAAGCATACGATCGTTCATGAATGCATTGTGAACATTTAATAATGCGTCATCAACACCCATTCTCATTACATCATTAAGAAAGCCATTGGCTTCGTCTATGTCAATGTGAGCATAGCGTCGGTAGCCTTCCCCCGTTTTTGGGCTCCTTGAAATGAGCTCTTCACGTATCCGTTCATTAGCTTTTGCGTGTAAATTACGAAGAGAATAATCTTGGTCAAACCACGTTGTTACCGCTTTGTTTGGTTCGATAGCGTGAGGATGTCTATTTGAACCTCTGTAGTTCGTTGTGTTGTCTGCATCTATGATCTCGTAATAAAATATATTAGCATCTGGATCGAACTTGGTAGATCTTCTAGTTATTGAATCAAGAACTTCATCCTGAATATCACTCCAAGTACCATCAGCAAATGGGAATTGATCCCGCAAATCAATCGCAATTGGACTTTCAACATCTGCACCATCAAATACACGGTACTTATCGTTGAAAGCATATATCGCGTGATATCTGTCGTGAAGCTCCTTTTGATGGTCGGTCATCTCTTCGCGCTGAGTCACCTCATGCTCAAACCACTCACCAATGGAAAAGTCATGTGGGTCAGGGGGGGTGAAGACGGCATTATGAATAGTGCCTATTACTAAATTCCTAAGGTGTGGATCCTCTATGGAGTTGGCAACATCCTGAATTTTTTTGAACCTCAGACCCCCTGAAAGATTTGGGTGGTCTGACAAAAACTGGCCTATTTGTTTTAAGTATAGGTCGGAAGATCTCTCTTGAAATGAAAGATACTCTGAGATGCTCTTTTCTTTCAGGTCATCCCAAGTCTCAGATGGTTTTATAGATTTTGCCGAGGATCTAGAGGCTATAAACGCCCCTGTCTTTTTGAGAAAATCCCTCCTATTCTGTTCCCCCAGAATATTCCGTATTAGATCTTCTGCTTTTCTTCTCATGTCAGCCATTTAATACTACCCAAAAGCTGATTGAAGACTTCCTAAGCTGCCAAGAGATCCGAAGGATCCAAGACCCCCCATGCCGCTAAACGGATTTATTGATTGAAACATGCCACCAAATATATTACCCATTCCACCTAGAAGCTGGTTGGTAAGGTTGGCCCTTCCAGTAATATCAGCGGCAATAAGCCCGGCTTCAAGCTGTTTTATTGCATTAGCAACTTCGTGTCCTAGCTGACCTTGCTTCATTAGTTCGGTAACTAGAGAGACGGCCTCTTCCGACTGCATACCAGCCATCTTAAGCTCATGCATCTTGCTCTTAAGGATGCCCTCTTCGTATGAGCCAGCCATTATGTCATCAATGCTAGTAATCGCCTGAGCCTGCGCTGGTGCAGTACTTCTCAATGCAGATCCAACATCAAAACTCAGACCTGATTTCTGCCCAGCTTCCTTTGCGGATATCGGATTGAAATCCTCCCACTGTTGGGAAGCACGAGCACCCATGTTCTTTCTCTGGCTAGTACCAAGAAATGGGTTGTTGAAGTCTTTTCTTGTGATAGATGTCCTGACTTTTATAGCATCATCGGGGACTGCACCCCATTGATCTTCACGACGCACTTGATGCCCTTGATCACTACCAAATGCACCAGACAGTGTGTTGCTGGATGAGCTTCCCGAAGTGTTGTTTCCACTGGAAGTAGATCTGGAATACCTACTTGTATCCCCTCGATTCAGCCTGTCTGCATGTTCTTGACTAATAATACCAGCCATTTCTACACCATATTGTAAAGATTAGATAAATAATTGCCGATTGAGATATTAGCATTGTTTCTGGCTTGAATCTGTGACTGCTGTTGCTGAGGGGATCCAAATCTTCCAACATTCTGGCCTGCACCTAGCTGGCCTGCAAGTTGACTCCCAGTTGGAGCTGCATATCCACCTCTGGCACCACGTCCTTGGCTACCAACTAAGCCACTAGCAATATTAGCTGATCCGCCAACACCACCACCTATCGGTTGCTGCCCCCCAACTGGTTGTTGGCCTCCAACTGGTTGTTGGCCTCCAACTGGTTGTTGGCCTCCACCAATTCCACCGCCACCTATACCACCACCTATACCACCACCTATACCACCACCTATACCGCCGTCTCCAACGCCACCTATGCCGCCGTCTCCAACGCCACCTATGCCGCCACCTATGTCGCCGTCTCCAACGCCACCTATACCACCACCTACATCACCTACTCCTCCGCCTTCACCGCCACCGATTTCGCCACCGATTTCGCCACCAGCATCACGGCCCGGATCTTCAACAGCTATGCCACTCCACCAAGCCTCGAAGTCTCTAAACTCCTGCTCAGTAACAGTAGGCTTCGTGAAGTACATAAGATGAGAGTCACCAGTCTTAGGAATCTGTATATAAGACATAGTTCTATCACGCTCTATCCAGTTATCTGGATTGGTTCTAGGGTCGGCAACAACTCTTCCTCCCGCATGATTAGTCACATTAGCATGTCTCTCATCGGTAATGATCCAAACCCTTTCATTGCCAACTTCATAATAATGGTCAGGAACATAGGGGTTATGAATAAAGTTATGAACTTTCTTGATCTCTGGATGACTAGGATCAAATTCCCGCCACTTAAGAGTGATAGGCTCAGGCAATGCAAAAGAGAACTGAGTTATCATCCCTGTAGGATCTTCAACGCGACCTCCTATACGCCTACCGCCGCCACTATTAGTCCTTTCTATGCTGTCATTGATTTTATCTATAAAGGTTTGAGTCCATGCATGACCCATATCGTCAATAGTAAGGCCGGTTATCATGGCCATTGCGTCACTATCTAACCCAAACTGCTCCATGCTTTTAAGAGCCGCAAGACCAGAGGCGGAATTGAATATATCTATGGCTTTCTGCGCCTGCCCTCTCGCTTCCGACCACCATTTTCCAAGGAGTGGAGTATCCTCACTCACTTCGTGCCAAAGAGCCCTATTGCGCATACGGTTAGTGCCAGACAGATCTCCTAAATGCCCTTCACCAAAGCTCAGCTCCCTGACTTTTTCTCCGGTAGGCCCTCCCCAGAAGTTATCTCCAGAAACTCTACCAAAGTGGCCTCCTGCGGTTGCGGTGTACTGCTCTGGCATTGCACTCCACCACTCAGGAAGCTCTTCCTCTAATCCTAGCCATGTGCCACCAGCTGATGTCCAGTCTGGTCTAGATCCAATACCCGCAGTTTCTTCAGTTCCCCATCCATAGTCTCCCCAAGTACCAGCTTGTCCACCTTCTCCACCGGGATCTGTTGGATCTCCACCGGGATCTCCACCTGTATCATCAGGAAGATCCGGGTCAACAGGGCCACCGCCCCCACCACCCCCGTCTCCGACTGGGCCACCTTGATCTCCGCCTCCACCGCCTTGGCCACCGCCTTGACCTCCACCTTGGCCACCACCACCTTGGCCTCCGCCTTGACCCTGACCACCACCTTGGCCAACTGGTTGCTGTCCAAGTCCACCACGGCCTATCATCTGGTCAAGATTCTCTTGTAATCTCCGCCCCCACTCTTCAACAGTTCCATAAGCACGAGAGAGGTTAGCCATTCCACCACCGGAAAGACCACTATCTACCGCTGGGCCACCACCAAGGCGAGCACCTGTCCGTGCAGCACCAGATAATCCACCAAGACGCTCATCAAGACCCGCCATACCTACTTGGTCTTGTTGTTGAGGCTGATCAAAAATACCCTTCTTTCCAAGAATATTCCCCATAGCAGGGGCTTGAGGCTGCTGAGGCTGCTGCTGGCGTTGAACTCCCTGACCTAGTGGCTTAGTTTGCCGCATCCCACCACCGATCTGCCGCCTCTGCTGGCGAGTGCCACCAAATGGAGATGCAAATGCACTAGATAAACCAGAAGGGCTGCGGCCTCTGCTCTTCTGACGAGGCATTCCAACCGGAGATCGACCGGAAGTCGCATCTTTATTTAACTGACCTGCAAGTTTGTTTCTTCGGTTATTATCAAAGTAACTAGCCATCTATTAGAATCCTAACTTTTGGAAAAATTTTCCAACTTTAACCAAATGCTGCACGAAATCGAACCGGCTCTGGGCCACCGACTTTCCCCGCAACAAACCTATCTAAGTCGTCAACATTACCACCACGACCACTCCACCCAGCAGCACCCTCATTCACACTATAAAAACCGAGAGGCCCGGCATTTGGAATATCTATTCTAGAAATTTCCGGCGCTTCCAAATCAGGCATAGAAAAATTAAATCCTGAACCCGGAGGAGTAAGAGATAAGTTCTCTATCAAGACCGGAGGAAGCTCAAATGGAGGCATATCGCCACTAGGACTAGGAAAGAATATATCTGGAATTGTTGGGGATGGGGTGGGATATGTGGGAGTCTCTGCACCTCCGGGTTCTGGCCATCCCGGTTCTGGATAATTTCCAGTAGGGGAAGAGTAACCCGGCGTTGGGCTGTTGGGATCAAATGACCCACCACCGTCCCCCGTATTAACAAGTCCGCCACTGTAGGGCGTTTGATTGGATGACTGGTTCGCAGTAACCCTGCCCCAAGAGGGATTTTGATTGGATGGCTGATTCGCATCAGTGCTGCCCCAATAGGGCGTTCGATTGGATGGAAATTTAGAAAGGTGCTGATCGAGAGCACTGCTATATCCAGAAACAGAACTTGAACTGCCATATGGATTTGAGCTGCCATATATATTTGAGTTGCCGTATGGATTTGAGCTGCCATAGTTCTGGCTACTGCTTGCACCATATTGACTGCCATAGCGCTGGTTTTTAGGTCTATATGTACCTGACGATACGCTATTACGCTCTTTTACCTTTTTCTTCTTCGCCATTATACCTAACCCCAAAGGTTGCCCATCATATTTGTCAACATATTCATATTAGCACCAATCCTGTCCAGCTGTGCTCTCCTCTGGGCACCTTCAATCGTAGCATCAGCCCTAAGACCCGCAATCTGATTTCTAGTCTTATCACCTTTTGCTTTCGTGGAAGTTCCCAACTGTTGCAGAATATCCTTAGCAACAGTCGCAGCTCGACCTGTTTTCAAGCCTGTTGCTGAATCATCAAATGCATCTCCAGTGGCGGCAGCATATGCTGACCCTCCACTACCTCTAGCTGAGCTGCCAGCTGCTTCTAATTCGGCCCTGCCAGCAGCTGATCCACCGGGAACTCCAAGCGATCCGGTTGTCCCTCCACGCCGACGAGCGTTAGACCGCTTAGCAACCTCTACTCGCGGAACATCCTGCGAAAGGATGGCTGTATCACCTTTATGTCTAACACCTTGTCCCCCTGCGAGATTAACCCAATTCAATCCCGGCAATCCCTTGGCTAATGCATCAGAGAAATTCTTGGACATCTCGACTCCGGCACCAAGTTTTTGACCGAATATATCCTTGAACATCTGCATCTTTTTCAGCTCCATCTCAGCCTGTGCATTCAAGACCTTAGTTTGCCAAATTCTGGAAGCATTTTGATCCTGAAGGCGCGCTTGTCTGTCTAGAGCACCGTAGATCCCTGCATTGACATCTGCCATTACTGCCCAAGGATTTTGAAACCAGTTATACCCAAATGGCTGTCGCTGCTGTTGAGGTGCTTGGAAAGCTCCTCGTCCCATAGCATTTAAACGGGCAACATCCCGGTTTCCCTGAGCATTAATTAAAGCTGCCTGCACTTGAGGATTCATTTGAGGAAGAAGAGCTGGGTGCATACCAGCATTCACGGCCTGCTGAAATGGATTGTTTCTTAATGCAGCATTTCTCTGCCGAGCCTTTGCCATTCCTTTTTTAGCCCATATTCTATCCCAAGCAGCTCTCCATCTTGCATCAGACCATTTAGTGTATTCGCCGTATTTTGGAGGATAAGCACGAGCCATATCAATCACCTACTTTAGTTCTAGAATTATTTATTCGTTCCATGAATGACACATATCCAAACGGAGGTACTGTGTCTACGGGGTTCCCACTATTGACTGTTACGGTATGGGATATTGTACCACTACCACTATGGCTTAAACTACCTGAACCAGAGTGCTCTAAATCGCTTCCACCTGCATTAGCCAGCTTTGTGTAAAACGTACCGCCAACACTATCTCCAGTTAAAACACCAACGCCAGTCATAGATCCTGTGCCTATAGTTGTGTCTGATACCTCGTGCTTATGGCTAAGCCCACTTGCGGGGTGGTCAGAAAGAGTTCCGGCAACATCACTACCACTGTGAGCACCAATACCAGTGGCAATATCTGAAATATTATGATTTGCTACAGCAACAGTAATTGACTGAGATGCTGCACCACCCGTAGATCCACTATCCGAAGAAGATGTCCAGCATCTGGGAAACTTGCCTGCGAAATTAAGACCAGAGCCACCTATGGTTGCAGAGTTATTTGTGCCATCCATAATGCCCCAACCCCTAGCACTCGAATCTGCCTGAGTTCCCATGACAACACTTCCAATCCTAGAATCACCATATCCAGCTGCAATATATGTTCCATCAGACATCTTAAAAAACATAACAACATCGCCAGCTTCTAGGTTGGGGTCTTGGCCTCTCCCGGTTGGTAAAAATATTTTAATTTGGCTCCCGGTTATGTCTCTTCCTGCGGAATCAGAGCATTCTCTAGCCAAAACAAATCCGGGCTTGCCGTCTTTGCTTGGAATATCGTAATAGTAATCCCAGTTATAAGAGCATTTTGCCCATCTAGCAGCGCGTATATCTGCACCGCTAAATTCACCACGAACAGTAACGGTTCCATCGTGCTCTAATTCGGCATCGGGATTGCATAATATTGTTTTTAGAATATGAACCTGATCGGGGGTCATACCAGCGTCTATCAATCGGTCAAATGCCCTTGCGTGGGAACTGTACATTTCTACCCAGTTCCTCCCTGCGGTGGATCAACACCCTGCACATCAACTCTCTGTATTTCAGGAGCCTGAGCCCCTGCTGTACCTCGCAACTCTATCGCGACTTGGTGGTCATTGGTCGAATGGTGGGTATATAAGCCATCAAATGGATACCTTTCAATACCAGTAGAGGAGCCAACAGCGCCAGAGCGATCTTGTTCCATATGAATGACAACATCTTCTTTATTTGTATCCTTAATCTCAACAGCATCGCCAAACCCAAATGATGTCTCGTGGGTCATCGGGCTGGTATCATTGTTGTAGTAGAATCGCAAGTCCATAGACTTTGCCGAAGACGTTGGATTGAATTTTATTTCTACTTGGCGGTCTTCCCTGTCGCCTGTTGCTGACATTCCAAAGGAAGTTGTCCTCCAATTCCATTCAATGGCACCAACAGTATATGTGCTGGTTGTATCTGGATTTGTATCCCATGCTGCAACTGTCAACTGCGTAGAAGATTGTGCCGTAATAGTTCTTCTTTGGCCTTTACCAGTGCCATCGGTAATATAAACGGAAGTGCCCACCATAGCAGAGGTAAACGAGGCACCGGAATCAGTAAGAGTAGTACCAGTAGCCCCCGTAACAGTACCTGTTGCTTCCGATGTGATAATATCGGTATTTCCCTCGTCAAGCAGCAGGACTTTTTCATTCTCTCCACCTAGGATCATGCGTGATTCCCCATCTTTTTCGATGCTTGATGCACCGCTTACCTGAAGCGGGTAGTGCATTGGATCCCATGTCTGTCTTCTGATGTTATAAACAAGAGATCTTGTTGGGTAATCGCCAGTATCTCCCTTATACGAGACAAAAAAGTAAACCTTCTCTTGAGGCCGGTCTACTTTAACAAAGAAATTTCTGGACTTTGTGTAATCTATTTTATCTCCAGAGCCCTCTCTTCGGAATATATCCTGAATAGGGGCTGATATAGTCTTGGATTCCTTGCCATCAAATAAATAGCAACCACTATCATCCATTAAGAATGCTTCATTCTCAAAGTAATCCCAGCAATACTGGTTAAAAGCACCCCTGTCGTCCAAGAATCGAACACTTCCATCCAGTGCTGGATTCCTGCTATAGCTCAAAGCGTATTTATGTCGCTGGCCAAGGATATACAGGAATGGGCCATAAGGCATAGCACCGACAATATCGTCATCATCCCCAGCATTCTCCTGTAGCGTAATTGAGTTAGTCTCAGGAACACTCTCAGGCTCATCTATATAGCTGTATAGTATCTGTCTACGCCTGCTTTTCTCAGGATATATAACATAAGTCTTACTGCTAGCAGATACTGTTGGTGCGGTTTCAACTTTTATCTGACTTGAATTATCAACATCTGTTATTTTTACCGATGTCTTCTGGCCATCCACCTCTATGTATCTATCAACCATATCGGAAGTCCAGCTAGTACCATCTCCTGTAATAGTTTTGCTTCCGTTAGTTGTAGTTACAGTTCCAGAACTGTAATTAACTACTCCAAAATAGAAATATCTATCCTGAAACATTACAACGTAAGCCATATCTGTTGGGGGCGGAACCTGCCTTCTTCCAATCAGTGTAAGATCTTGGGGAGGCTTGGCATGTATAAGAGTTACATCATCCCCGGTTTTGTCTAGCAAAGCCTCGTCGCCCAGCTTGTCATCAGCAAATGTTGTAGTGCTGCCAGATGCATTATTAGCTATCTCGCCAACTTTATAAAAGACATTGGTAACAGCAGCGGTAGTCCTGAAAAGTTCAATCGTTGTAACACGAGCATTGCTTGTATAGGCAATATCTGACCAAGAAAACTTATCGTTTGTATTGGCCGAAACAACCGTTGCAGGGCTAAGGGAGCTATAAACAGGAGTAGAAGATCCATCTTTATAGCGATAGGCGAGGGAATAGCCCCCGTCCATGTCCTTATCGCTTTTAGTGGCGCCCTCGCCATCTACCGTCCAAGTTCCACCGGATGTATATGTGCCACTATGAGTGGTATCCACAAGCTCTACGTTAGCGCCAGAAACATTTTCAAGAGTAAATTTCTTTCCGTTGAGCGCAGCAGGCAAAGCACCTGTCCCAACTACATTTCCAACTAATATTACATCTCCATTGGATAGCCCGTGAGAGGCATTGCTTAATGTTAGCTTGTAAGTTCCTGTTCCAGAGGCAGCTGCGATGGCTGTAATATTATTGTCCGAGCCTCCGGTTTGTGTAACAGCGGTAGCTATCGTTGGGCCAGCGGCAGGAGCGTCAATCCCAAGGATATCGACGGTATCAGAAACTCCATCCCATCTAAAACCTCTCTCCACCCCATTAACTGCGATAATCTCCCCTAATCTTGTCTTGCAAAAACACAGCTTCTGAAAAACATTAAAAGAAGAGGAAGATATAGTATCCGTAGTATCGAAGGTTACTGGTTGAATGCCTTTTCGCGGAACCATCACACCCGGCTTCACGGTGCTTAGGTTAGTCTGCTTGCTAGCTCCGCCTGATGGGACATCAGCCTTATCGACATCGGTAACTAAGCCTTTAAAATTGCTTATAGATGGCATTTTAATTAACTATCCGTTGTTATATGGCCGTCAAGATGCCTAAACAGATAGTTGTATCGGGAATGATGTGCAGTCCCGGCACCCGAATGGTGAATCTGATCAGCCTCTAAAGCACGGCGAAGTTCAAAGTCGGCCACCTGCCTTGCGGTAGCCAAGCCTCGTTGATCATTAGCAAATCTCGCAAAGCGATACTCGATCTGCGACTTCAAGGCTTCTATCATTGTGTCTGGCATATCTATCGGATCGGTAATCATAACCTTAGTGCCTGATGAAATCGCATTGGTAACACCTTCGGCAAGTGTAAGCGTATTACCAGCAATAGATTTTATCTTGGCCTGCTCCACATAAGGGCTACTGCCAGCAAGACCTGTAGGAACTGTAGAAGTGTCGCCTATACGGATAATGGATCCTACCATTGAAGGAGACATTGTAGCGCTAGCTATAGCGATTTCTGTTCCACCTGCTGAAACCGAACCTGATGTTGTGCCAGTGCGTGCCGCAGTTTCAGTTCCTGCCCACCGAAGCACCCTTGGCTTACGTCTGTACACAAACATCAAAGGTTCAGCGGTACTGGGACTAGGATCGACACACAACGACCATCGCCCATCATTATCAGGGTCTTTCATGATCGTCCACGCCCAAGTTTGACCAGAGGCTTGATGGAATGCCTCTCGTTGTCTCCACTCGGTTGGGGAAATGTAGTAAGTGATCCAATGATTTTTTTCTACTCCGACATCGTAAATACGCCAGAGGTCATCCGGTAAGGAATAGACACTACGAAAAAGATCATAACTAGTACCTGACGATATAGCTTCGCCGGGATTTGAATCTGTAGTTAAAACTTTTCTGTCATCTTCAGATCCATCCCCCTCAATGTCATAGACGACATCATTTATTCTTATGCGCCCATACTTAGACCATGTAGGCCACGATCCTCCAGTAAGTTCAACTTCTCGCGCAGCGTCAAAATACTGTATAGTTCCAGTATTATAATTAGCGACAAGATCTACACGAGCTTCCTTGCTGTAGTATTTCCACTCATAGCACATTGCTACATCCCTGTATGCACCAGTAATAATCTCCTTATGCATACGAAGATCTTTAGTTCTAGCGCCACCGTCCGTAAGGGCAGTAACGTAGTCCATCATGTCGCTATACGTGTAAACGTGTTCGGAAACAGCCATTACCTGCCTCTATTTTGTTTTCGTTGCGATCTTCGACGCTTCCGGTTTTCACGTATGCGCTGTAATATTCCAGAATCAGCACCAGCGCCGGGAGTGCCTATCTCCTCGGCAGCAAGAGTTGCTTGATTTAGATGGTCTTCGACAACTTGCTGTGCTGTCTGAGTAAATGTTGGCGAACCATATCCGTGTCCCGGCTTGTTAGGTGCCGACAATTCGCCTTGGCCTTGTGGAAGCGGTGCATTCTGACCGGGAACTACATGTTCAGGAGCCAACGGTGTGACACCTGACCCGTAGTATGAACCCGTCTGGCCATAAACTGGGTGAGTTCCTATAGGCCACTGTTTTGTGCCCTCTAGCCGTGGATCATTATAAACGGGTTGATCCGGTATGTATCCCATAGGAGATGCTCTCATCCCCGGAGGTGGTGGAGGTGGGCCTTGAGGGGAAAATGGTGCTCCTGCAAACATCATTGGCGTAGACCCAGCCTCTTGGTATGACCCATGAAATTGATCCATCTCTTGTGATTGATCTGGATTCTTTACTGGCGGCCAAGGAACAAATCTGGGATCAATTCCTCCAGATGGCGAAAAGGATGAAGGATTGGCTGTAGGCACCGGAGGCAGCGGTTTCTGTGGATGCCTAGGAACATTTGGCCCAGATTGCAAATTTGTAGCAGTGCTTGATGGAGTTGATGGGCCAAAATTGGGAACCCCTCCAACAATCCCCGTTGGGTTAGCTGGCCCACTAGTATTTGGAATAGCAGCATATACAGGATTTGCAATTACTTGGGCCTGTCCACCCTCCCTCAGATAAGTAAATGGCGAAACTTGCGTCTGTTCATTACCTATAACACCTAATGTCTTCAAGATTTCAGGATCTGTCTCACCGTCAACAAGCTGACCACCGGGTGTAACATGCTTAGTACGAGGATTATACGTAGCCTTGGAGCCATCTGCCCTGACATACCTAGCGCTCAGGCTACCATCCGGTTTTCTATAAAACATATGAGGGCGACCAGCTGCAGGCGCTTCAGAAAGAACTATATCATTAGCACCAATCTGAAACCCAGTAGATGTCTGTACTCCAAAAGTCTCAGGCAGTACGTTTTGCTGAGGTTTATCCCTTCTCATTGGAACGCCTGTTCCACGAGGATCTGGAATGAAATCAGCAGGATTATTGACAATTGCACCGGGAGCAAAGCCACGACCCTGATTTAATTCTTGCTGAAATACATTAGACATCGCTTGATCTGCAAATTGCTGATCCTGCTGCATTTGCCCAAAAAAACCGGGCTTTCTATAGTCGGCCATCGCTATTCCTTCACAGGCTTAGAATGTTTGTTAATAACTTTTTCCCTAAGATCTCTCATCTTCTTGGGGCTTTTCTTAACTTTTTCGGCTAAACCGGGGTCTTTGTGGCATTCGACTGCCATTTGGTGCTGAACTAGGTCTTCTGCCATTCTAACTCTTTTAGGCTTTTGGGCGGGAGCCTGATAATTTATGGCACCTGTGACCGTCAAACCTTTACGCTTAGCAGTCTCAGTAACATCATCCATAGTTGAAACCCAAGCGCCGGGGTCAGTCGGCCTCCCAAGTCCACCTATATACTTCTTGCCCTGAGTAGCAATGCCAGCATTCTTTGCCTGCCTATGCAGCTCAGTAGCACACTCTTTACTAACATTATCTGCCCATCCATGCATACCTTCTAGGAATGCACGTTCTGTACCCTTGGAGCCCGGAGGCTGTCTTTGGGCTAACATCGCTGCAAAACCGGGGTTATTCCCCTTGTCGATCAAGTCTTCAAAAAAATCTAGAACACCTAACCTCTCGGATTCTGCTCTATGTCTCTCGTAATCACTCGCTTTGCGTGGATTGGGCTTTTTTGGCATTAGTCATCTCTTTCTGGGTGCGGGATTTCTCTCTCATAAACTCAAGTTCGAGTTGATGTTTCTCCTTTGCTTGCTCAAGCTCCATAATGTGACGCTCGGAATCTTGTTGCATATCCTGCATATGCTTTGCTTGCTCAATCTGAATCTTTTGTTGTTCAGTCTGAGCCTTCTGTAGTGCCACTTGCTGTGCGTTCGCTGAGTCCGACTGCTTTGACTGCGCTTCAGCTTGCTTGATTTGCATCTCAAATTGCTTTGATTGCATGTCAAGCTGCTTTTCCTGCAACTCAAGCTGTGCCATCTGCTGCTGCATTTGGATTTGCTGTTGCTGCATTTCCATCTCAGGATTGCCTTCCTGAGCTGCCGCTTCTTCCTCTTGCTGCTGAGCACGTATCTCCTCCATATCAATTAAATATGGTTCAACATCTAACTCATTAGCCTTAGCCCAGTCTGTGAGGTAGGCATTGTATGGGCCACTAATACCCATGCCAACAAACTCTTGCAGTAGTGGCATAGCTATTTGCCCAAAATCGTTTAACTGTCGGATCCGATTGGTCTTGTTGGGTTTTCTGGCAGATCCAGCTTCAACACGATAATCGTAATCTCTAACTGTTCGCTCAAAATCCGTTTGAGATATTTGCTGATCCCAAACTATGGCACCGACTTGCCCTAATATCGGATAAATATCCTCTGCGGACATTGACCACTCAGCTGCCTCCATTTCCTTCAATGCGCAACTGCTGAGCCAATCCTCAACACGGCTGGCCATGTCATCTGGCCTGACAGACACATTCTGATTGCGAACATCAGCTTCTGTTGCAGATCTAATCTGCGTAGATCCTGACAATCCATACAAAAGCTCTGTTAGTCCAGTCCTCTTATCAATCATATCGAGGACTTCGGATACCATTCTCCAGATATCAACATTGAAACTCGGAGAATCCAAGAATGAAATCATATCCTGTATTTTGCCACCATAAATTTCGGAGACTTCAATGACAGAATACGGCCCCATACCAGACTTGATCTGATCTTGGATCTCCGCACCAGCTGCTTTGGCTATTGCGACATAGGTAGTGCTAGCAGCTGCCACCTTGTCTGCAAGGAAGGACATACACCAATTGACAAACCGAAGTTCGCCAATAGCTGGCTTAATAAGCGATATGGGCCAAACCTCTTTTGGCTTTTCATAAAAATGCAATTTAGAGAACGGCCACCCACCATCTGTCCAAAACGGGATAGGCCACTGGGCACGCATGAAAACAGATTCTTGATCCTCTTCGAGCGATTTTGGCGGCAGATTAAGCGGGAAAGGTATGTCTTCACTAACTGCCAAGTAACAAAAATCACCGAATATTGAATAATCAAATTTGGTCGGCTTCTTCTCGCGATTTGTAACTTTAAGTTTATCGCCAAATCCCGACTTCGTAAAAATCTGCCAGTATTCTATAAGGTCATAAGATGTCCCTTTGCGTTTGTCGCCAGAACTTTCTTTTCTACCTCTATTCTTTACTTCAGATTGAGCTGATAGCGAGGACATGTTTCCACGAATGTACCCCGGCTCAAGACCATACTCCCGTTCAACCTTCCATACAGGATGGACACATCTTCGTGCTATCCACTGAACGTCTTCCCAGTATTGGGCATCGGGATCAATTACAAGGTCATCCACAGAAACATATACGCTCCGTGGGTACTTTGTCTCACTTCCGCTGGGCTGATACATTTCTGTCCATAAAAGTCCCATACCCTTAATAATGGCCTCATTAATAGCCATACGAGCTTGGTCTTTTTTGTCAGTCTCATGTTGAACCCAGTTAAGGAAATGTTCCTTCAGCTTTGCATGATTACGTTTTTTAGCATTCTCGAAGTCTGACTCAAACTCCATCTGCTGCCATTGCTGCATCTGGTTCTGATCATCAGGATTCAAGCCTAGAACCATAGGTTCTATTTTGGGTGTAATCTTGGGATTAACCTGTATGGAAGGATTCCGGTGGTACAGGACAGGGCCAAATAAAGCTACAGCTTCAAATACCCTATTCACTGTCATTCGGAATGTTGGGAGTACTCCAGTAGTTCCTTTTTCTAAAAATCCTCCAACGCCTTTGGCGTATTCGCCTTTCCACATAAAATCATGAGAGCCATCAAAAAAGTCAGAAGCCTCTTTAGCATACTTGCCAAATCGTTCTTCCTTCTGTTTCTTGGCCTTTTTAATTTTTTCCATCCATTGGGAGCATATAGCATTGAATGGATTATTTGCGGAATCTTCTGGAGGCATTAGTCATTTCCTACTATTCAGTTGCTACCGGCTCTTTGCGGGGTCGGCCAACCTTTTTTGAAGTCTTTTCAGAATCACTGGATTCGAGAGCATCAAGGCGATCCTTGATTTCTTGCCTCTCTTTTTCAACACGCTTCCATTCGTCAGTATAATCCCAGCAACCATTCTCTCTGTGGTCTGCATTCCACTGTAATTTGGGATCGTCCGAATGTCTAACTCCCTCAAACACTGCTCCAGAATGAGCACGCAACATAATATTGCGACCAGTTCTGGATACACGGGAAACGAACGCCAACATGGGATGCATATTGGTATTCGCATGAGGATAAAAGGAAACTGGAGTTCCTACCTCAATTGAGGGCATAACAAATCTATCAGCAGCAGAACGATCAATTTGATCAGACATACTATTCTCCTGTGGGGCCAAGGGAAATATGGTTAGAAGAAACTCCGCGATCTCTAGCTTTACGCTGAGCAGAACGCCTCTTTCTTCCATCTAATATGGTCTGTACTATACCAGACCTAACAACATTCTTTTTGGGCTTAACATATTTTAGCCCGTGAGCCACTGCATATTCTAGTGTTTCTATGGCATGACATGGGCCACGCCTGTTTCCTTGGTCTGTAATAAAACCATTTATGGTCTTTTTCTTGAACCTATTAAACTCTTTAACGAGATTAGGACACCTTTGAGTGACAATTAAAATTTTAGGATATCCATTGGATTTTATGCTTAGCCACTGCCTTAGCTTCATCTCTCGGCCAACAACATCGTCGCTACCATTTAAGAATCCAAATCCTGTGCTATGGCTTCTTATATCACGTAACTCAAGTTCTTTAGAGTATTGAACCCTAGGGAGAACACCAGTACTTATATCCCTAATCCGACCACCGTGGGCATCAATGATAAATGCCTCAAACTGCTGGTCACCCTTCTTAGCCTCTACACTTTGTGCGAACTTGGAAGCCGTGCAGTGTTGAATATATAACTCATCATAAACAACCACATAATCGCCCCAAGAAGGAGGAGGAGTGGCATAGAAAGTAACAGCACAAACACTGTGGCCGGGATCCACAACCATATACCTGCACCAGTCAGTGGGAGGTATGCCATTGTTCTTTGTAAGATATTCCTGAACCCTGTTCCTTGGCTCATCGAACTTAATTGCCGTGTGAACATCCTTAGAGAAAGTAGGGTACATAAGCACGCTATCCGTGACCATTTCACCGAGAGCACGCTTTCTAAACTCATCATCTCCTTTAGCTTTCCATCTTTTGATGTTTTCTTGCTTAACCTGTTCAGGCATAAAAGGGTTGTCAAATATTGTTGCTCGTATGACAACTGTACTTGGATTCTCTTCTGCCTCTTCATCTTCAGCCCTTTCTACAAGATTGACCAATGCATCATTCTTGGAGTGAGGCAGTGCAGACCATCGTAGCTTTCCATCCCTCATGGAGAGACGTGCAATCATTTCGTCATACCACTCAGAACGCTCCAAGTCCTCGTCGATATGCACTAAATCTGCTTGGAAACCCTGTGATGGATCTCCCTTTGAACCCATGGCATATATTGTCCAGCCATTATGCAACTCGCATATTTCAAAGACATGCTGAGCACGCTTCTTCCAAGCAAACTGCTTAATAAATCTAGGAGGTATAAGAGGAGGGGCTGGCTTTGCTTCCGCCTTTCTTTCCCAGTCTGCCTCTAACCAAGGCTTCCAAGCTCTCCATTTGCCATTGATGTGATCCTTGATGATCTTGTATGCTCCAGCCCTGAACAGATACTTGTGTATCGTCCGACCAATGTGCCCTTCGTCCATCCCTAGGCATACCATTATCCCGTTCTCTTTTGGATATTTCCCGTAAGGATCCTGCCCAGTCGCAGCACGAGCATCTTCCACAAATGCTGCGAGAGATTTCCCCACTTGGTTTCCTGCCTGAATTAAACATTCCTTAGACTCGCATGCATGATATCTTTCTTGAAATGGCAGCGGCTCATAAAGTCGCAATGCCTCGCAATCACGTCTAGCGCGCTCTGCATGTAACCCCCTGACAACAGAGCGCTGGTGCTCCGTTACCGAAGTTATAATGTTTTGTTCAGGCGGTATGCTAACCGGCCTTGGTTTCTTCTTCGCCATCGGCAGGGGTCAGGGTATAAAGTGTTGAGAGATCAGGATCAATCATTGATCGTACAGACTTTTCGATTTCTTTATCTAACTCTTCGTTGGTCATCTCCTCAAGAGATTTCTTGGCAGCACCAGATTCTGAAACCTTTATGTTTAGCCTGAGAACTGAATCTAAAATCCTCTGTCTCTGTTGAGATCCCGGTGCTGCCCTGAAGTATGTAGACATTAGCTGAGAAGCGAACCCTCCCGGCCCACCAAAGGCTTCCATGATTCTCTGGAATGTTTCAGCCATGTGAGGAACTTCAGACCCGCCATTAACTAGATTATCTAACATACTGAAGCCAGCGTCTTCTAGCTTCTTAAGTCTGTCATCAACCTCGTCTTTCCTTTTCTTCTCAAGCTCTTCAGCACGGCACATCTTACATATCTTACGATATCCATCAGATGAGCTATTGTCTCTGTGCCAGAAGTCTTTAGTTAAAGGAAACTTCACATGACAAGTCTTACATTCCCTTTGGCTCATATTAACCTCCGAGTAATCGTTCCTGAATCAGATTGGGAACCTGACCCGGCTGATGTCCAGTTGCCTGAGCCTGCTGACCTGCTGCTAGCATAGGATCTGGGCCCATCATGGACGGATCTGGAGCGCCCGATGCGGCTGGCCCAAGCCCACCACCAGCTGGTGGCTGGATTGTTCCATTCTGCATGCCTTGCTGGATATGCTGAATCGTTGACATTAAGTCACCCTCTTGCATACCACCGCCGCCACCGGCTTGGACTAGCTGTGAAGGATCTATTTGATTTCCCTGATCATCTACCACCATCAACTGACCGCCACTCTGTGCAACAGCCTGCGCTACTTGCTGGAGAACTTCAGGATTGTCATAGGGAATGGGACGAGTTTCCCCGGTTTGTACGTTTACCAAATTAGGCATTTGTTTTGCTTTCTATATAAAAAAGGACACCGGGCTCCGAAGAACCCGGTGTCGCACCCAAGACCCCATACACCGTAAGGTGCATATCGTGCGGCTGCACAGCCGGGTACTCGGTATTAAATGTTGACACTAACGTGAATCAACAATGAAGCACTACTTGTGCTGGAATCAGCTTCTATAGCACGGCCAAGAAGATTGGCAGCGGAAGCCATTGCAACAGCAGCAGAACCGGATGTAGCTTCAATAGCTGCACCAGCAGTTGCACTCGACGTGATAAGATCACCAATGGCGATATTTTCACTATCTTTGAAGAGTACAGTAGCTGGGCCACCAATGATTACCCAGAAGAGATCTTTACTGGCTACGCCAGTTGTAAGTTCATCTCCGGTTAGCTCATTGTCGCCAACACCACAAAGTTGATTAACAGCAGAGCCTTGACCATCTACGCTACCAACAAGCTGTCTTGCAGTAGCAGGAGTAAGGTCAAACTTAACTACTTTCTTAGCTACAACGAGAGCGCCGCCACTGGTATTTCTACAGCAGATAGCTCGAATTGTAGAGCCACTTCGCCGCTTTTTACTGCCACGAGGTGAAGGACTTCGATCATAATCAGGGAACTGAAAAATGGCACCTTCCCAGTGGGAATTGATTTCGTTGCCATCGTCGTCTGTCCCCTTAAGGGTTTCACCCAGATCAAAAGGAGGATCTACATGGATCATTTTTCTTACCTTTCTAAAAGGGACTATACACTCATTAACTTGAAGAAGTTTCGAGGTGTCGAGAACTTCAAGTTGGATAATGTGCTAACAACAGCATTGAAGGCTTGGCTATGAATATCGTACTCTGGGCCTTCACTACGCAGTAGCGAATCGTCCATTGATTTGAGTTCGATGTTCTCATAGTTCATACCGTATCCAACACCATTAGGTACAGCAGCTTCCCAGCTTACTTCAATACCGTCAAAGTTGACGACATTCTTAAAGCCAAGAGCACGTAGCTGATGCTCACTAGTAATCTGAATACGCTCTTTATCATCAATAAGATTCAAAAGATCCATATAAAGATCTCGTGCCAGCATTACGTTAGTAATCTGACCAGTCTGGCTGCTGTTACGCTGTGCATGAATGATAGCGAAACGCATTGCTTCGTCACCCTGTGCAGCAAATGTATCAGCACTTCCACTGAAAGCTGACGATGTATAGTCAACAATCAACGGACTCCAGAAATCATACTCTGAGTCTGCTACACCATCAGGCCATGCAGCACCAGATTCTTGTTCACCACCGTAGTTACCGGGAGCACAAGAAATACCAGCGTATGTATTAGCTGGAACACCAACTTTGTCAGCAGCATTCTTAGCACGAGCGCCGCTACCATCAATGTTAAACGTCTGGCTAGGATCACCGAACAAGGACTCTAGCCCATGCCATGATTGTTCATTACCAGTGGCTTCTCCATTGACGTAGTATTCGCCACCAAGAGACTGTGTAATAGAAGTTTCAAGGCGCTCAACAAAGTTTTCAAATACTTTGACGATACCTTCTTCACCACGGTTACTTCGGAATTCACGGTAGTACATTGAATCCGTAGCTTGATAGCCACGATATTCAAGGTTAGCCGTTTTCCACAAGTTACGGCGTGCAAAGTTACGCTGAGTTTCCCCAGTGTTACCTTCAACAGTATGAAGACGATACTGAACTGGCCAGTCAAAGCCTTCACCACTATTGTTGTAATTCACGCGTCCAGCTGCTTCCAACAAAGCACCAAGCTGATAGTTGCGAAGCATAGCTTCTTCAACGTCACGAATATGCTTGGCTAGCGTCGTTGCAGCGGTACGTGAAAAGGCGACAGGATTAAATCCTTTATAAGCCATTTTCTTAACCTCTCAAAAAAAACTAAAACAAACCGTCCGACAACGCTTGTTGTCGCAACTTCTCACCAGCAGACAGGTTCTGATTCTGTGAGTTCGGGCTTGGGTAACCACCAGCAGCAACACTTCCCTCACGGTTAGCAATATGCCCAGCACCCCGCTGGAGATGCTGCATGTTCCTGTCCTGAACAGGTGCATATTGCTGTTGCTGTAGCTGTTGGGTTGCGATTTTCCCGGCCATCATCCGGGTAGCCACATCCCACATTTGCTCAGGGTCAGTCATGCCGGATTCGCGAAGCTGGTTCACGTATCCAACCACTTCCTGACCATGAGGTGTCATTACAGGATTGCCTTGATAATCGTAAGCTGTGTTTCCACTAGCATCACGCTCATAAAGCCAATCTGCATTTCGAGAATTAATATTCTCGATTGTTTCTTCACGTTGCTGATAAGATCTTCGATCATCATATTCATCGAGCAATCTTCCATAACGATCTACAAACAGCTTATCGAACTCTCGTTCAATAATTTCGGGAAGTACTTCGTGAGGTCGCTGAGCAAGATCTTGAGCCCACTGCTTGTGGTAATCAATATATTCCTCTGCTCTTTCACGTATGTCTGCCGGTGCATTCGGTTTCCAGTCCCAGTACCACTGGCCCGTTCTTGCATCTTGGCGAGGTTCACGCCATTTCTTGATATCGTCCTCTGTTAGTTCGGGAGGACTCCACCAAGTATCTTCCTGTTGGGCTTCATCTTGACCATATGTGGTCTGAGCCCACTCTTGGAATTCGGGTTGTTGGGACAGCTCTTGGTATTGCTGTCCCGCTTCAGCAAGTTGCTGCATCTGCTGCATGTATTGCTGCTGCTGCATTTGCTGCTGCTGCATTGCGTAGTTCTGCTGCTGGGCAGCATGATACGATTGCAACAGTGTGTTTTGAGCTTCTGAGTCGTCATTAGTTCGGAAGCCATAGCTATTAACCTGCTCGTAAAAGCTAGGATTGACCGGCTGTTGAGGCTCGGTGTACGGCTGTTCACCAGTATACACCTGTTCACCAGTATCCTCTGATAATGCTTCTGACCAGTCAGTTTGCTCTATCGCAGATCCAGACTCATCAGGCGAAACAGGTTGATCCTCCACCGCTACAGCATCGGATGATTCCTGCAAGGAATCCCCTGTTGCTACAGGATCAGCAGATTCTTGGATTTCTTCCGACATAATATATCTCCGTTGGGGTCATTGGGTACTTAGTCTTGGTTACTACTACAATAAATATTTTTACTATTATTCTGCAATAGCATCTTTGGGTTTCTTCCACCATAAAGCTATATGTAGTAAGAACTTAACAAGCCCTACCTCTTCATAGCCCAAGGCTTTTACACCCTTAGCTAGGGTACATAAATCTTCACAGCATCGAGAGCGAACCATGATTCTTCGCTTTTCGTGTGGAACTATAAATCTTCTCTTCATTACTTCCTCCTGAATATTGGATTATTAAGACCTTCCCTAAATCTTTCTCTAGACATCCTGTTCTTAGCTTCATCAATAATCTGCTTATTGGGTGCCGGTGTTGCTCCCTTCCCAAACTCTGGGAATCGGAATGGAAGAAGATCTTTATGCTTTTTCATATCCTTCTGGAACTTGCCCTCCTGTTCCTCCATAGACTCCATAGACTTATTGAGATCGCTTATCTGGGGCCAAGACATGCTGTAAGGGTCAAATGGTGGCTGATGAAACTTATACCACATACTACTGCTGTCTACAGGATCGTGTCCAAGATCCTTAACCCACGGAGTATCAGGATCCCAATCGTACTTGACAGGGTTTTTCCCGAATGCACTTCTAAATGGATCCGGCATTATATCTATCCCCCAAATGAATCTCTAAACTGATTGCGTGGCCGCAAATCTCGTCCGGGTGAATCTAAAAGCCTTCTCCTAAGTTCCATATCCTGAGCATTCCATTCCCTGACTTGTCCTCCCATAGACGGTGGATTCGCCAGTGGATTTGTGTAAAACGGGTTAGGTGGGCCGGGAGTTGGAGAGGGGCCTTGTGAAGACGGGCCGGGCGGAATAGGGTTTGCCCCTGTCCTGCCGAAGTTAGTGGTTCTCTCATATCCCCTCCGTAGATTCTCTCCGGCAGGCATTTTAATTCCGGCAGGCATTTTAATTTGCTCACCCAAATCTTCCATCACACGGTCGGCTACTAAAGGGGCACGAGCTTTACGCCAATCCTCAAGAGCCTTTCTGGGTGAATAACTTTCCCTGAATTGCTGCCTCCTATTATTATCTATGAGATTGTATAGATGCTGACCCGAAGATATATTGTCTCCAATCTCTGGAATCCTGTGATCGTTAAACGGCATTTCTTTCTTCCTTAGTTAATGGGCCGTACCAATGAGTAACATCCCATCTACCTCTGGGATTAACAAGTGGATCGCTAGTTGGCGGAGTCTGTCGTATTAGTGCTTTTTCCATTTCACTGAGCCACTTGTACCAAACATAGGACTTCCATAGAAGCATTCCAAAATACGCTGTGGCCATTATGAAAAATATTGTACCGAAAAAGTTAAACGCTGTTCTTGTCTTTGACACTTTTGCTCTCCATGCTTTTCCATTTGATCTTCACTGCTCCGCAGTGCGCACACTTATTAACATCGCCTTCCTTGCGATTTATTATAAGCGTCATGACCTTCATGCAAGAAGGACAAATTACTGCAATGCTTTTTGGTTCCATGCCCATACCGCATCTCTAACGTCTGCAAAACCTATCATTCTTCTCTCATCAGGGAAGAGTATAAATGTTGGGCAAGTTGGTATAGCCCGCGAGAAGCCATACTGATGGGAATAAGGACTGGTAATCTGATAAGATCCCGGCCTTGCTGCATACCGCTTAAGCCCATGACGAATGAACATTTCAATCGCCGCCTCGTGGTGATGCCCAATAACTCCTATATCGAATGTTTCCTCACCATATTCGTAAAACCTTTTTACTGCATGAGTCTGATTCAGGCTTGAATTGAACCTACCAGTCTGGTGTCGCACTACCATTTTGTATGGCTGCTCACCAACAGTAATCTCAAGTCTAGCTTCAGCTGGTGCGTAACATATCTTTCTCTGCTCGGCTATCTTTGACAGATAATCCACTCCGCCGATCTGGGCTGTCCAAGCATCGTGATTACCACTGATAATGGCGAGGATTTTATCTCCAAACAATTGGAGGTAGTAATCGAACAGCTTCCATTGCTCATCAGGTGTAGAGTTGGCTCCAATGAGTGCGGAACGGTGCTTAATGTGGTTATCAACCCCGTCTCCTCCAAATACTGCGTAAAACCCCGGAGTGTCCCTAATAAGCTCTGCGTCTTCTCGCATTCGCTTGAAGTCACATGCGGTTCCGGGTGCGATGTGCTGGTCGGATATGACAGAGATTGCGATGGGGCCACTAGGAAAGTGTACGTCAAATTTTCCTCTAAGTGTTTCCTTTTCAATTCTCTTCGCACTCTTCTTTTCCGCGCGAGTCCACTCAAAATCCCCATCCCACTCGTCATCCCATTGAGGCGCGACAATATGTTTCTCATACTCTTGTACCTTTTCTGCAAGCTCCTTAATCTCATTCTTTAGAGCAGCATTCTCGAAATCATACACAGCTTCCGAAAATTCTCCAGATACCTCAGGAGATTCATTTACGGGTAGCCGACCTTCATGCAACACGTCAGACTTCTTGTTCCTTATTGAGCTTGGAGTCCTCCTTAAACGAGCAGCTATATCGTTATTGCTGTATCCAGCGTTCATCATTTCCTTGAGAACGCGAATATCTTCATCCGTCCAAAACTTATTAGCCATAAAGTTCCCTCCAAAAAGTTCCAGTTTTTATTATAAGACTACTTGAAGCACATAAAACATCAATGTAGTATTTGAATCCACATACCCCTCCCCGGCGACGAGGGTAGAAGTCTTTGCGAAGCTATGAATCTAATCAAGATGAGTCCCGTAGTTTCTTCTCGTCGCTGGGGTTTTAGCTCCGCCAGCGCAATAAGTGGCTAAAGAACTGCCAAGGGTGAGCCTATCGCTACCGACGATGGGAGTGAACCTTGGTTCTGCTCGATGTAAAATAGTAGCAGAAGCCTGAGCTATGATGTTTTGGAAAATTTTTCCAAAAGCATAAGGGCATATTTCTGAGCCCACGGTGTGTAACTATGGTTAAGAGATACTACATATTAAATAAAAACTTAGATCCCGGCCCAGAGAAAGGTGATGTTCTCGTATGGGAAGGTGAAATATGGAATTCCACTCCCTCTGAGGGTGAAGTCTATATCACTAGATACATATTTGACTACGATGGATTTTACTTTCTCACTAATAGGGAAGACCTTATAGAGCTAGTATCTGAAGGAGAACTTGAAGATCCTAACGATACGCATCGCTCTCCACCGGGATTTAGGAAAATATGGAATACACCTCACAATGTCTAAGAAAACAATAGCTAAGTGTGAAACGTGTCTCCACTGGAAACAGCCTCCGGCAAGCGGAGACTACTCTGAATGCCTACTAACTACCCCAGATGCGCATGAAACCCTCACATATCAAGTGGTTTATGCAATAGATGGAAACGATGATAGCTGGATCCCGATAGATATCAATGATGACTTAACAGCAATTCTCCACACAAGAAAAGATTTTGGCTGTGTTCAGTACGATTCTCGTCAATAGTCCTTGATATTACTTTCGCTATCGGTATGATTAGTTAATCGAAGATCCTAGTACCTTCGATATTGTTAGTCATGAATGATGTCAGCCTGCTTTCGGGGCCGCTTGACGCATTCGGTTGATATAGGTAGCTCCTATAGTGAGAGTTACAAGGGAAGGTTAAGGCTGTAGGACAAATGCAGACTTAACACTCGTAGGCCGTTGTTCCCGGTTATTGCGAGAATGGTGCCTTGGGGTGGGGAATCCAAGGGTGGCTAACGCTTTTATAAGAGTCGGATATTGTAAATCATGTACAACATAGACCCTCCAAAGCATTATGGGGCTGGGAAAATACAGCCTTGGGATGTGATTATTGATTGGAAATTAGATTTCTTTGAGGGAAATGCCATAAAGTACATATGCAGGGCGGGTAAAAAGGATGGGGCTACAGCACTAGAAGACTACAGAAAAGCCCTAAACTACATCCAAGAGAAGATAAGACAGACTGAAAGTGAAGCAACATGGACGCAAGAACAGATCTAGCAGACATTAGGTATACAAAATCGGCCTGCAAAACCGCATACAACATACTAGAAAACTACTCAGAAAGAAAAGATCACATGCTTTATTTACCCTCAAAGAAGCTATGCTTCAAGTTAAATGAGGTCATATACAGACTTAACGAGCTGGAAAAAGAGTATGAAACCTAAACCCTGTCCATTTTGCGGAAACGTAAGGCCGTCCACCCTTAACTTCGGACAATATGTTTGGTGCGAAGACTGTAATGCTAGGGGGCCGGAAGGATATGGGACAACAATTAGCAGTATAGAACAATGGAACAAAAGAATTTCTACCAATACAGAGCCACACTCAAACGAGTCATCGACGGAGATACAGTAGTTCTACACGTCGATCTGGGCTTTCATACGATACATATAATAAAAGCACGCCTTTTAGGTGTAAATGCACCAGAAAGAGGCAAGGAAGGCTACAGTGAAGCCAAGAGCATGATACACGAGCTGCTATTCCAAGCAGCTGACGATGATGGATATCTGTACATAGAAACCAAAAAAACAGGGAAATACGGAAGATGGCTAGCGACAATACAGGGCGTAACAGAAAAAATGGCCGAAAAATATCCAGAAAGCAAAAATTAGACGATCTACAATGGGAGCTTAAGATAGCTAAGAACATGGTTGATAGCGCTACCACGCTTCTGGAAACCATAGAAGGCGTAATAGATGGGCTAACACAGCTCGATGGCAGGTATTTAATCAACTATACGTCGGCTAGAGAGAATATCCGCCATTCAGTAGTAGAGATTAAAAAAGTAAAAGAGAAACTAGAAGAAGATATTAGTTTGGCGGAATAACTGGAGGTATGCTCCTTGAGTTATTTTCCTGCAATCCTCTCTGGATATCTCCCCAATTGAACCCCTGAGGCTCCTCCCGCATAGGATTAACCGGAAGTAATGGCATTTCCATAGGAGGTCGCCAAGCCCTAGGAGCTTCTGCTGGCTCTCCGAAGTGGATATTGATTCCACCACCCATCTCTATCTCATCCGCAATCGCTTCCTTATTAAGCTCATCTGGAAGGACTTCCACTGGCCCCGGAACCTTCTGCCCGCGCTGACGCATTTTCGCAAGCCTCAGCTCCATTTCAAGAATAGAATCGAGAATATCCATCTCCTCATAGGATGGATACACATTATCAGCAGCCATATCATTTACCTATAATCGGGTTATGTGGTTGCTAATCATTCTATCATTACCAAGGCATGAATACCACGTAGATGATGTCTACGATGGAGCTGTCTGGAATATAGTAGACAAAAGAGCAAACGGATTCTCCCAACTACTCTTCTTCACAAACACGCGCAACGGACTCAGATACGAAGATTTCAGGGTTATGAAACAAGAACCCATGAAAATCCACAGAAAACACCATATCATGGTAATCTTCGTAGACCCGCGCGGAAATTTTATACGACGTATAAAAGTTAGAACATATAACGTCATAAAGTCCGACCACGATATAGAGCTGGCCAATAGAAAAGTACACCCACTCGGACACAGAAGACCCCTAGAAAAATAGGGTATTCCATACACTTTTGGAAAATTTTTCCAAAAGTAACAAACCTATAGCCATATGGACAATTTCGGCCTACTGGACAGGGCAAACGCTGTGTTTCAGCCGCCTTTTGGCTTAGAAAGGCGAAAAAATCTCTGCGGGGGACGTAACATAAGTGAATAACAGATTGGGGATCCCTAGGGGGTAACCGTTAGACTGTAACCCTAAGCTGCTACAGAGGTTACGAGTTATAG